ATGACAAGCATACCATATAAATTACCAACAATCGTTCGCGGGAAAAAGTATTGGCATGTAGCCTATTTCTTTGAAGTTCCGAATGCCCCAGGTAAATTCAAGAAATTTCAAGTTAAGGATGGCATCAATTACACCAAAGATCTTGATCAAAGGGAAATAGAAATTCGGCAACTAAGAGATGATGTAGAGCTCGCATTAAAAAATGGCTTCAATCCTTTTCTTCCACAAATAACTGTCGATCGCCAACTTAAAAGAGTTGAGGAGGAGATTGCTGATGAAAAATCTAAGAGTAAAACACAACTATGGTCGATAAAAAAAGGTGAAGAAGAATTTACAAAGTATGGAGTAAAGAAAAATCTTTCTGCCGAAACAATGAGAAAATATAAATCCTATTTTTCAGTTTTCAATCAATGGATTGATAAAAACGACCTCAAAGATATTTCATTATCAAAATTGAGCGAGGATCATATAACTGATTTTCTTGATCAAAGTTTTGAAGATTATAGTTGGAGCCCTAGAACCTACAATAATTATTTAAACTTTCTGTCTACCTTTTTTACTCGAGTTCTCTCATTGGAAAAGCGAAAGAATAAGGAAGTAGAATATTCTATAGACTTTGATTTCTTAGAATTGAAGAATTCACGGGCAGAAAAAAATAAATACTATACAGAATCAGTTGCTAATCTTATCAAAAAAGAGATAGATAAAGATATCGAACTAAACCGCTATGTACGCTGGATCTTCTATAGTTGTATGCGCCCAAATGAAATACGACATCTAAAAATAGAAAGAATAGATTTCAATGCTCGACAAATAAAAATTGATGGAAAAACTGGGTTCCGCTTTGTCCCCATTTGTGATGAGCTCCTATTACTAATGAAGGAGATGGAACTGGAAGAATCTAAAATTGATAATTTCGTTTTCGGCAAAGGCGGGAAACCAAGTCCAGAAATGGTCCATAGCGATTATTTTAGAGATCGGTACCGTCCAATTAAGATAAAGCACAATCTTGATATGAATTATACTCTTTATTCCTGGAAACATACACGGGTTGTTTCTCTTATAGCTGCTGGTTTCGATGACAATCAAGTAATGACATTAACTGGCCATAGGGATCGCGCCGGCTTTGAAGCTTACAAACGAGAATTGGTTATTGATAACACAATAATGAAAGGAAAGACAATAACATTCTAGAAATTTGATCAATTTTAATAATACTAATATTATTAGTATTATTGTAAAATGAAACCCTTAGAAATCATTTGCCGAAATCGTGTGTTATATGCCCGCATTAGCGTAGAGGAGAAAGGTCTAAACATGCATGATTACTATTTATATCATAAAAATGGTATTAGTTTCTACATTTTCAGGAAAGAAGAAGGGATTTGGAAGCTAGTTTATGGAGAACTGGATGACGATATCCGAGAAGCTTGCATTGATGCTTTGATCATTCGATTTGATGATGATGTACCTGAAATTTTCTATCACCAAGGGCAGCGGCAAATAGTCAGAATTAGTTCAGAAAAGAAACTTATTTGGCTTGTATATTTAAACGAAAGATATTGTGGCAGAATAGATTTTAACGCACCATCTATGGGGTTTAACTACAGAATAGAACATGAAACGCTATTAACAGAAGAAAATTTTAAAAGATACATCCATAAAATCAGGCATGCTGAAATAAAGTGGAACCGGTCAATTTAAAAGGCCGAGTTTATATTCCCGGCCTTTTAATAATATATTATTTTCTCCTTATCCACCAAATAACCAGGCAGACGGCCAATCCTATAGCCAGCCAAAAATATATAAAGCTTGTCCCTTTCGGCTCCGACTGAACATGCGTATCTTTTACCTTATACTTTGTCTCCTGTTTTCGCTGCTGTTTATTTTCTTTAGTAGCATCAATATGGCCTGTATACCTATCTGTCCTATCTATTGCCTTATTTTCATTAGAAATGCCTTTATCCGTTCTATTTTGATTCAGTTTAACAGCGCCCGTGGCTTTTATCGAACCGTCGGGCTTGATCTCAATTTCGTCAGCTGTTACGGTTGTACTTTCGTCGATATCTTTTTGAATCTGTTTTTGCTCAGCAGATTTGACTACAACTTCCCCTGTTATCTCAGACTTTACTTGCTCATTACTTTCCGATAGAAACTCAACTTTATTAACTTGTTCAACTGTATTTAAAGTTTTTGTTGATTTCTTAAATAAGCCACAACCGCTAATTAGCAGACATATCAGGCTCAGTGCTAGCCAATGCTTCATTGTTATTCTCTCCTTTCTGTTCTGTAGTAATTTTTACGGTTGTTTTTGTCGGAGTTGCTGCCTTCATATACTCGGCAACAGACTTCGCTATTTCTTGTATATCATCTTTATTAGCCCAGATCTTACCAGCCAAACTGCCTACTTCATCCAGTTTCACCTTGTCTTCAGCTTTTTCATAGATACTTTTAACTTCGATCAGTGAAATACCAAGGGCACCGACAAGAGTTATAAAAGGAAATAGTATGAAAGATTTTTGATAATACACCTCCATATACCAAATTGCAGACATTTGCATTGCATCAATAAGGGTCATAACTACAAGTAAATTGTAGTATTTCGTCAATTTTTCTACAGTTCTTCTAAATCCGTACGACGACCTAATAACACCATTTTTCCTTGCTTTTCGTACACCAGACCACAGGTCTGCCAATATCATAAAAAGAACTCCGCAATAAAGTCCAAACACGATCCATACTGTTACGACTACTTTTTCCATATTACTTTCCATAATTAAAATATTTTGCAATTTTATTAGCATACACTTCGGCCAAACAACGTTTATGCTTTTGAAAACTGGCCATGTCTCCGATATTGGAAACAAATCCAACTTCCAGAAGTACGCTGGATGCAGCCGTGTGAAGCATCCCTAATTTACCTCTGTTGGATTCGGATTCAGTTTTAACCCCTCTATTTGGAATAGCTAATGTTTGAGAACCGACTAAAGCTAGATCTGCAGCTATTAATCTTGATTTTTCTCGCGCATTATTAGCAACTAGCGCCGTGGTGCCTGAGGCAGCTACACGGTCGGCGGAATCAAAATGAAATTCAATCCAAATATCATTAGCCGTAGCTTGAGCCTTTACCTCCAAAATAACTTGAGCTAACGTTTTAGAATCTGAATCTGTCCAAACTTCAATGCCTGGGAATTTTGCCTTTAGTTCAGCGACAACAAGATCCCTAAGTTCAATGTTTAATAAATTTTCATGGTAGCCATTGGCAACAGCTCCGGAATCTTTAAAGTGATGCCCTGCTGTAAGAAATAATTTCATATAATGTAAAAATTAAAAAACCCCAATTCCTAAGTAGAAATTGGGGTAAGTAAAAAATGAGTAAACAACAATTACAACGGGGAAACCACTCGTTCTGGAGAATGTAGATTATTCCATTCTATCAAATATTCGTGAGTAATGATAGCCTCATCCCCTTCCTCCATTACATCACCGGCATCAATGAAAGCATTTTTAATACCTTCGTTTCCACCAAACAACAGCCCTCCAAAAGTTTCAAACCAAATAGTGTAGATACCTCCACATTGAATTGTTCGCATTGCATCGTGGTTTGCCTGATTTGTCTCATCGACTTTGAACGTCAAAGAATGAGCTCTATTGGTTGTCTTTTTTCTACGTCCAGAGATATTTACTGTCGTAGCTGTTGGTTTCGGTTTAGATCCAATACCTGTAAGAACACGAATATCTTTTCCTTCGGTAGCACTATTACCTAAACGAGTCGCCCACTCGATTCCGCTCGATGCATCTGTAAATGGTGCTGCATTTCCTGGTGCAAAATATACTTTCGCGATTTGGCTTGCGTTGACTTCAGGGGCGCAGTCATCAAAAACGAATGCCGGAAGAGCTGCTTCCTCGCATCCTACTGGACAAGTTATCTTTGCCATAATTCTAATTTAATTTATACAAATATATTATTATTTATTATCGATATAATGATATTTTAAATATTTAAATCTATATCTACCTAAAATTCTTACCGCTAAATAATAGAGATAAGCTAACGTAACGAACCACCATAAGCTTAAAACAGACTTTTCTTCAAAGTATCCAACAGATCTCCTAACCATTTGCCGGAATAGAGTTTGGTCGGCCATTAACCGATCAGATCTATCACCACCGATATCATATAATGCATCATGGATTTTACATTCTTCCTCGAAAAAATTGTAATGAGGTGGCCTAATCCAACTAATCCACCCGCTGCATGCTCCGCAAGATCTATTCGAGCTCATACACCGACCAATCAATAGAATCTTTTATTTCCCAATATTTTGATAGCGTCAACTGGATATACCCCATAACAGTGATCATAAAGCCGTCGAGATCTTGGACCGTTTCAAAAACCCTGTAAACTGGATTCTGATCATCGCCTAGCTTAAAAGTAACCGGGAGGTTCATCCCGTCTTTGGCCAATGCGAAATCCCAGGCAGCTTTATAATTGAACTGGTTCTCCGTCGAAAGCCACACCGTATTTCCTTCAATCTTTAATCCGGATAAAATTTCCTGATCACAAAGCCCGTTATAGTAGGCTATAACATTTGCCCTAATTTCTGAGAGTTCAGGACGCCGATATAACTCCTCTTCCATATATGTTACCAAATCAGGTTCATTTTCTTTAGGCTGGATATCCCAGCGTACAAACCATCTATTTTTTATCGGATTGACGCACTCTATGTACGCCAATCCTGTATTTCCTTCTATTCTTCTCATTATTTCCAATTTTGGATATTTTTGAATGTTGCTGGATTAGATATTTGAACAATATTGCCTCTGAATGCAAGTCTTGACCCCAAACTGGCACTGGCTTCTGTCAACATTATCTGCCCAAAAAAGGTAACACCGGCAGAAGTTGAACTAGATGAGCCTGAACGATATAAACATCTATCAGTGGTAGTTCCTATTGCCTGCGAATCACAATAATATGTATTTGAGCTTCCTGCACCGTTTAAAGTACTCACACTTATGTTATCCATATATCTTTGGTGATGAACGGATTTTACATAATTATTTATCGAAGTGGCGCCAAGTATTTTCCTTAACGAGCCATTAGGCATAGTGATGTAAATTTTGCTAACATCCTTTGCAACATTATTTGGAACCACGGCATTAATCATTGTTTCGGACACATTGCCATACCAATTCTCATATCCAAGACATCTAGTATTATTGATCCTAACAAGATTCCCCGTGTTATCAACATACCAGGCATAGTATACCTCATTATTTGGATTAACAGTGTCTTTAAATCCAAGAAACGCACTTTCACCAACAATTCTGGTCACATTACTTACTCCTGCTCCCATTTGAGACTGAACATCTCTTCTGCCATATTTTGCAAAAAAAAGATTAGCGATATCTTTATTCATTTCCCAATCAACTAATTTTAAATTTCTAGCTTCTGCATAATATATAAAGTCATTCATCGATAGATTCGCAATTGCTGTATTACCCACACTAGCGGAATATATCTTTGCCCCAATGTTTATAGACTCGAACATAGCGGTAAGGCATTCTTTATGCTCAACCCAATCTGGTTCCATATCTTCAACTCGTAGAGAATTTGACAATACAACAGAGTAAAATTCAGCATTGTTGTGAATGGTAAAATATAAACTTTTTGCATTGGCAGGTATTGCTGATATCACGTACATACCATTAACGAAATTATATTCCAGCTGTCCAACTACGACATTTTTAACCACCTTATTTACAGAATCTACAAATATGGCACCCACCAAGTTAATACCTGTAACACTTGGAAAACGTATGAATTTATAACCCGACACGTCAATCTTACAAATCGAATAATTAGCATCTGCTGACGTGGCATCAGTCAAGCTAGTCTTTCCAGTTGTTACTTTACTACCTACAGTATAATTATTCAAGGCCTTAATTTCATCGAGAGTCTGAATTGTCACAGGAATGGTTTTTGGAACCTCGGAATTCGCGCTAAAACATGAGTATTTTTTACTCACTCCACCAGAGAAAGTGCCCAGGATATCATTAATACCTTTATACCAATATTTGGGTTCGTACATGAATGCATCCCCTTCTGTTGTATCCAGTTTAGCGGGGCTATTGTCAGAATAAAAATTGAAATCATTGTCACTCAACTTGCATATCTGCATTGTTCCATTCACAACCTGTTTCCCAAGACATCCGAACCTTTTATTCAAAATTCTCGTCACGTGTCCATTGGGCACATATTTATTACCATATTGGTACCCAGTTTTGTTATCGTGATTTGTATAATTTGCATCGTCGACAACGGTATCATTCATTTCAATGATAGAGTATTCGGGTAGAATAATGCTCAATTCGGGGAATCTGCTCGTATAATCAGAGTATTCAGTATCGCTGATAACATTTTTCAGATAAATAGTTCCGGCTAAACGCGGGGTTGAAACAATATTTCCGTTAGCATCTATACCTCCAAGATTTTTGTATTTATCCAGCCAATCTCTCGTTACTTCCTTGTCTATTCCGGTCACACGGATATTTTTAACTGCTCCTAACGTATTGTACAGTATTTCCCAGTCAAGTAACGGACAGTTTTCCACGATAAGGTTATCAATACCGTTTGTAGCATCAAAAGTGATTCCAGCCTGCATCAATAGCGGTAGCCCTTTTAAATTTAATGTCCTCAGTTGTGATGATAAGGCCAATAATGTTAGCGGAGCACCACTTGGCAATTGAATACCGGCCAAATTACTGCAGCCAGTTGCAATTAACTGCTTCAGACTTTTGCATGCCGATAGATCAAGACTTGGAATAGTAACATAATTTCTTACATCGATCAGTTCCACCATTGGCAGCTTTTCACCGATAGCAATCTCCGACAACGTATAGGTTTTTCCAGCCATTCCCAAAATCAATTCCTTCAGTCCAGGCAGGTTCGGCAAATTCATATCCGTAAAACCTCCCCATGCTGCCAAATTCAATTTACTCATGAATTTACCGCCGTACAAGTGGAAGATCGTGCCGACATTGGCAGCCTGATTGTAAGTATAGGTCCAAGGGATATTTGGCGCGACCGCTGAGCGATACATCATTTGACTTTCGCGGCGAAATTCAAAAAAGAAATCCCTTGAAGATTCGGCCGTAACCTTTGCTCCGGCATCACTCACACCTTTCCAGGATATATCAGTGAGCGGATACTGGCCAGTGCTATAACGACCGTCAAATAATTCGAGCCTATTGGTCAACCACCATTCACGATGTGATTTACGACTTCCTTGCATCGCATCGAGGTAGCTGTACTTTGTATTTTGCACATTACCTCCAACAATCATATTCGTACCTAATGTTTTTGGAGCAACGTATTTATATTGCGCATCTAAGTTGAATATACGCTCACTGAATTTCTCGGATTGGTTTTTACCAAAAACCTGCAAGATATAATCATTTGTCATCCGGGCGCGCAAGCGTGTATAAGCTTCACCGATCTCAGCCGCAAATTGCGACTCAAGGTTGTTCCACAAAACCGAATCATGGCCAGCAAAAGCATATTTGTTAACTCCAGCATCAGCGGTCAATTCGGGATCAAGAGATTGTCGGTCGATATCCCATCCATATTTTAAGCGACCGTCATTTCTCACTCCGTTAATTGTATCCCCGTCATATAGTATATAATACGCCAATATCTTATCAGCAATCGGATCATACCAAAACGCAATCATGGTATTTTTTACCATCTGGTCAACACCGCCGAATAGCTGGATAAATGTAAAATAACTACAAAGGTGCTTTACATCAGCATAGTCGGCTAGTTCTGCCTTGAATTTCGCAGGATCATTCTGTGTAGATTTAACCCATTTGACGAAACGCTCTAAATTTGCCGGCTTTACGGTGCCATCGTTGTAAATATCCTGATTATCGGGAAAACGAGATTCAAATACCTTTGTCCAATTGGGTTTGCCGTCTTCTCCTAGTGTATCAAAATCATCGTCCAGGAACATACCCATCGGGTAATCGTTATTTAACACTTCCCAGCATTGCGTTGGATTCTGCCCCGCAAATTTATCCTGCACCCAAGGCTGATCATGATACCCCGGAATATTCAAAAATCCGAAGACCTCCTCGGTACTCTTATCGTTATTCATATTGAACTTACCCAAAAACTTAGGTGCATCAGCGTAGGTATTCCGATAAAAGAAATAACAAGGTTCCCCGTCAACAGTCGTACGCACGTCGTATTGATAGGATGGATCAACATGTTTTTGAGCTGGAGTTTTATCGCCCGCCTCCTGGGAGATAGTGTTGACTAGGCTCGCAAAACCTGTGTTGTGCGAGCTTGAAGATTCTGCATAATCCGCCTTAAAACACCACACATTCACAGGAGCAGGAATTTTCCCCTGGGCATTGATGCTCCGGAAAGAAACTTTTGGTTTCGCGGCAGTGACCAAAGTACCGCCGTTGCCCTGTGCATCGACTCCGGTATAAACCTGTCCAAAAACAGAGCTACTGGCTGCACTTCTAAAGTAGGTCCGGTAATTCTTGATCGGATACGCCAGAGAAGAAGTCCCCTGTAATGAGATACAACCACCGACACATTTGAAATTGAGTTCTGGCTTATTTTTTACAATATGTAAAATCTCATCGACGTCATACTTTTGTGATTTGTTATTGATCGCTTCAGCATATTTTACCGTTGACATGCCATTAGCTTGTTGGCCGGTTATGATAACATATCGAGCATCAGCTGGCAAGGAATCTACAGTTACATTGCCTTCATTGTCCAAAATTGCGTTTTGGTTGTACTTAGCAATAAGATCGTCTACGTTATCCATATCCAGGATAAAAAGATCCAATACCTGGCTATCGGTCAAATAGGTATTGTAGGCACGCATTCCATAAACCTCCAAAGTCGCATTTTGGCCTTTCAATGTAATATCTACGGGTACAGCCTGATAAATTGAGTCGGTATTGCCCCGCTGCACACTTCCTGACATAATGCCATCAATATATAAATATAGCATTTGGGAGTTCAAAACCTCATAATCAGAAGAGCCGTTTACAGATGTCGGATGAGAGACAAAAGCAATATTGTATTCTCTACCTGCTGCAAATTTCATTGGAACAACTGCGTTGCCGGACGTAACAATACGGGCTTCTTCAGCGGTAATGACAAACCCGACTCCGCCGCTCATACAACTTACAAGGTTACTATTCGGATCGGAAACATTAGTCACTTTAAATTTACACTGAAAAGCAAAAGAATTCGTTGCCCCCCCGGCATTGCTAAGTGGTTTATAGCCAATCACAGCCTGGCCATTGTTCCGGAGCATCAACGTTTTTCCGGTCCAGCCATCACCTTCGTACTGTACTCCTGTAAAGGTTGTTTTAATGTTAGCAAAATTCCATTCTGTCCTATTTGCATCGGAATTACTTCGACCAAGTGCTGAAAGCTTTAGCTTCATTCCGTCGATTGGTTCGCTCACATTGATATTTGACTGGGCGACGGCCACATTGAATGTGTAAACAGTGCTACCAATGGTGATTGAGCCAGGGAAACTTCCGTTCTGCGTTTTCTTGTCCGATGTAGACAATTGAGAGAACGCCGAATTCGTTGAGGCCAGTGTTTCGCCGTTCACTTTCACGGTGATGACAGATCTATTGTTTGCAGGATCATAACCTGCATAACGGATCGTATACTCTTGAAATTGCTTCACATCCACAAATGGCCGATTGCCGGTAGTAACAATAGAGCCGTCATTGTGTTCAAATCGTGTGGCCACTATCGGAGCAGATCCGTTATTGGCCACGGCCACATCAAAATAAATACTATTTGATTTCAGAATATTGGAAGCCGTGACCTCCAGTTCAGCAACCAGTTGCAAGCTATGAGAGCCGTGGCTCATACCGACGGTTGAGATGGTAAACGACCCCGTGCTAGATGATGTCGTTATCGTCTTTTCGTCCGCCTGCACACCGTCAACATACAGTTTCAATGCCTTTGTACCTGATCCGGCTAAGCTATAAGGCAAAGTAATTGCCTGCCCTGCATTATAAAGCTGGGCAAAATTAAAAGTAGAGGACAAGCGTAAGGTTACGACCTGGATACGCCAAGAGATCGTAGAAACTTGTAAAGATCCGCCATTGTCCACTTCAATACGCACGCGTACAGTGTTATTACCAACCAAAAGCATTTCCGAAACATCGATCTGATTGTTACTGTCAGCATTTAATCGCTGCTTGATCTCTTTAGAGGTTGCCCCCGAAATAACAGTGATCGTTGCGTCCCCGGACAGGCCGGTCGAGCTGTCGGAAGCCGTATCACGATGATCAAAATAATAACGCAGAACGACCTCATCCCCTTCTTTAATTGTAGGATTTTCCGTGATCTTGGTCAAAACAATCTTTGTGGTTGACACTTCACCACCTCCGCCTCCGCCCGTAAATTCGTCAGTTGTGGATAATATATTGCCGTTCTCATCCAAGAGATTAATTGCATACGTTTTGTCCTCATCTTCTCCGTTTGTAGTCAAAGAAAGTGCTGCGCCATATTTTGCACCTAAACCCGCGAATTCAGCTGCCACAGCTGCCGAACTAACGGCGTTTGTCGAATTTGGATTAATTGTCTGCTCAACCTCCTGGACTACTTGAATATCAACATTGCCCGCGCTGTCGGGGTTGACAGGAACCCCGTTAACAGAAACAGACTGTACAGGAGCTTCGATATCGGGAATTTCAATGTGTACAATACCGTTCTCATCGGGATCAACAAGTTCGCCATCTACCGCGATACCTTGAACCGGGGCTTCTGGGACAATAACTTCTTTATATTCGCCTTTTTCATTAAGGAACTTATTTGCATCTCCTTCAGCGTTAGCTTTCAACTTGTTAACTTTCTCTTTGTCGCTTGCTGAATAATCATTTGTAGAAAGACCTTTTCCCTCTTCCTTGTCGACCTTATTATTCAATGAAGCTGTCAAACTGGAATTATCAGGGAGATCATTTAGCTTATTAATGGCTGCATTGTCTACCAAACTCTTTCCTTCGGATTTCTCGACTTTATTATCTACTCGACCAGACAAATCGGTTACTACTTTTTGACTGATTGCTGTTGTCGTTGACTGGCCGAGATCATTCGCCACCTCCGTTGCGGGTAAAAGTGTTTCAATTTTTTCTAGCTTATCTATCCCATCCCAAATCAACATTACCAATTTACCGTTGGTATCAACTTCTAAATTGCCATTGTAAATTCCTGAGCCATTCGCCATATAAACACCCGCAGGTGCTGGACCTTCACCAGAAACAAATGGAAACGATGGTGTTGCAACACTAATTTTAAGATCGGTGTCTTGATATGAAAGTTGCGAAAATGTCAAAACTCCATTTCCGATTTTATTACGAACTCTTGTCCCAAATCTTACAAGTGCTACCTCACCATCTAAAAGAATTGGATTTTTTTGCGACCATGCGGCTTCGGTTCCGATATTCCGAATAACGCGACCTTTAATTATTCTCATATATTCTTACGATAAATCTTGCTGTTCTATGAAAGTGTCAAACGTTTCTTCGGTAGCACCTTGATCGATAATATATTCTTCAACATCTTGTGGCTGTATTTCATGTCCACAAGCAGTATTATAGAAGTATCGGCCTTGTTGAAAATTGACAATCAATTGCCAATACGCCAAACCGTCGATTTGGGATTCTTCCAAAGAAACATTCTTTATGCTTCCTTCTCGTAAGTTATTTGGGGTAGTGATTGTGATATCGCGATGAATGGCCATAAATGCGATTGCCTCATACACGAAGTTTGGAACTATTCCTAAATCTATATCGTATGTGATTTGAACTTTGCGAGAAATGTCGATAATTTCCCCATGTCCATCTTCCTCACTTTCAATAACAATTGCAGGCTTTCCTTTGGTTATAAAGGTATCAACAAAAAATCTAAATCTAAAACCAAATTCTCCTAAATAATAAACAGGATCAACGTTATGTTCATCAGCCCATTCTATCATTAGGTACTTGTCGATTTCTCTAATTGAAGTAAATATTTCAGAAAAATATTCTGCGTGATCTGTCGATATCTTTAAATAATATAATTGCCCGCAGCTTAATGCAAGATCTTCTCCACATGTAGTTTTCAATCCATAATCTGCTGTCCAGATATAATAATTAAAGTCCAATTCAGTTAGAACAACACGCTTCAATTGATTTATTGCTAAATCAGCAATTTTAACTCCTTCATCATTATACAATTGAAAGGAACGTAACGTCTCATCTAAAGCGAAACGAATCTGAAAAGGCAAAATTCTATCATACTCCGCGAGCAAGTCATACATGTTACTTTCGTATCCAGGTAGATGTCGCCCCTGTTTCTCAATTTCATCATACCAAGTCAATGGTTGAGGTATTTCATCAAATAATAACATAGCTTAAATAATAATGTAAGATGGATCAGATTCAATTGAAATTTCAATTTTCCAGTTCTCTCTTTCGTAGGAATAGCAACCGGAATAATTTAATTGGGTTGTAAAATCAGTATATAGTTCATAGACGCTTCCTTCATTAAAATCTATATTGAATACAAAATCATAGTTCCTAGAAGAATCATAGTAATCTGTAAAAACCTGTTTCATCCTGATTTTAAGGTTATAACCTTCCGCATCCAGAGGAATGGTCCGGGAACTATCTGCCCAAAGTTTTAAAGTAAAATCCGACAGTGTTTCCCGTCCTATAGATTGCATACCATTATCACAATTCCTAGTAAAGTCGTCACGATTATCTATTTGATGAAACGAAACATATATTGTTTTCGACTGGAATACATTTATCGTTATTGTGCCAGTGGCTTCATTAAGGTAATTATCCCTAATTTTATATGAAAAGGTATCCTCACCCACAAAGTCAACAGCAGGGGTATAAGTAAAATTACCATTAGATTCTATTACAACCGTTCCCGCTTGCGCCGTTGCTTTGTTTTCAGGTACCACGGTTATGACCGTTGAAGCAGTATCGTTTTTTTGAATAGAACCCGCTCCTGGTCTCAATTGACGGTTTTGAGCAAGGATAAAACTATTGCCATTAGCTACTGGAAGAGAGCTTCCTTGTTTTACGGTTATTGTTACTCTAGCATTATTCGAGATTTCCCCCAAATTATCTTTCACATTGTACCAAACAAACCCGTCACCAATAAAACCAGTTTCCGGGGTATATTTTACTTTAAAATCATCAGTAACAATAGCAGTTCCAGGGTAAACAGAAGTGATATTTAAGGATGACGGAATAATTATCCCATCGGTATCAATATCATTTTCAAGGACGTCGATAACAACTGGCGTGTTTTGAAAAGTATCTGCGATATCATCAACCGCTTGTGGTGGAATATTTGATTCTAATTTGCCCTCTGCTGGGAAGGCAATTTTAAGTTCAATAACTTCCTTGAAAAGATTGAATGTTGCAGATTCTAACACGCCATCTTCACCGAGAGCAGTTTTTATAAGGCCATCAGTATCGAAGTCAGAACCACAGCACAATTGGTACTTTACCTTTTCCTGTATTTTAATCGGTCTGACCGATAACGCTAATGTGTCACGCTCATTCATTTTGAAATTAAGCATGTAACGATTATGTCTCCAATAATCCCGGTGAAGTTGAGACCAAGCCAACGGATTATTGATAGTGTTCCCCCCTCTAATAGAAGATTCTCTAAAAGGACTCATCCCTGGCGAACAAGCAACTAGAACGAAACCCTCCTTCGATACAACTTTACTGTCAGGATCGGGGTTTTCAAGACATTGCTGCAAGTCAGTAGAAAAGTTTTTTATTGCATATTTCTCCTCATCTTTTTCCTTACCCGCAATCGGATTAGTATAGACGATAGGCGTAGATTTAAAATCACCGTATGACGTATCATCCATAAAAGAGAAGGTTTCTATCCTAGGGATTGCTTCAAAGTCATATTTGTATCGACGATTACCTTTATTTAAAACTGCATTTTGTCCTATTGTGGTATCTAGTCCCCTATGCCTAGTTTTGTAAGATACGTGTTCAATTTTAAATTTATTATCGTCAGTAATCTCCCATTCCAATTGAAAAATGTTACACACATCTTCTAGAAGCTCCGAGAATTTCAGCTCTGCAATTGTTGCATTATCGACAAATGGACGCTTTACATCCGATTTTTGGAAAACCAATAGATTGCTGATCCGTGATGGTAGTCCGGTCACATAATTAATATTGCTAGTATTTTCGGGGTTCCATTGAAAAAAATCAGATGTTAATGTCATCCCGGGGCACATCGTTAACAGAAACTGATCGAAAATATCCTTTAATAGCATTCCGTTATCAATAGGTCTATCCAGCACTTTGCAAGTTAACAAATAGCTTCGATCTGTATATTCGTACTTTGTATCATAAACAATCGGTGAACGAACATACTTACCAAAGCCAAGAGATACCCACCCCTCTTTTGTTAAATCAACGGGACTGTCAATGACCACTTCCCTGGCCCACGTAATTTCGTGATGTTCATCTTCTTCAATGCCAGTAAATTGCTGAGTACCATTTATTCCATTGTTATAATAAATAACATATTCCCTAATTACGACCCATCCTTTTGACCGGGGATTATCCTCACCGGGGAATGGATCCCAAACTCCGCCGCCCCTATTGGAAGAAAAAGATTCAGTCTCGATACGACCTTCCGCTGTAACTAGATTTACTTTCGGATAGACACTATTTAAAATATTAAGTGTAGTATCTTTTCCAACTTCGTAACACGCATACTTATCCGAATTGTCTATAGTTAATTCCACCCGACAATTGTCAAGATCCCATTCGCCGGAATTGAGAGATATTTGCCCTTTAAACCATTCATTATTCCACCCGCCATTGCAGTATTTCTGAATTTCTATGTCCAATGGATCAAACCGATAAACAAGGAGTTCTTGCTCATAAAGCCATTTAAAGTCCTCCCCAATCAAAACTATACTACCTTTCATCGTTCTGGTAAAATCAGCACGATTAGATTTTTTATCGAAGGTTTTATCTAATGAGCCATCGTTAACAGGAAAAACCTGACGAGTACCTGATCTACCTGTTAAAAAATATTTATACTGCATTATTTCTTCTTTTTGATACGACGTGTAATATTGCCTTGCTGCTCAATTATGTGAGTATCAGTCTCCGTAATTATTTTGCGATTCTTTTCAATCTCAAGCATCATTCTATTGGATTTAGCTATGTCTTTTAGCTCGCCAGAATCGGAAAATTGAATCATAGCCTCCTTGTACCGATTTTCCCTATCTTCCTTTCGCTGGGAAAGTAAGAACACATTATTTAGGCCTTGAGGATTTGCAAATACAGGTTCTCCTAAGTCAGCTTTAAAATTCTCCATAAAGGAGCCGACACGGCCGAGATCATCGTTATTTATAGCTTCCAATAACGGCAAATATTTACGTGTGTGTTTGTTGATAGCGAAAAATCCCTCTCCCCCTTCAACTTCTGCAACACGTTGCCCTGTCTTCTCGTTGTAGACTCCAAGCCCACCTTGTTCATGCGAAGGTCCGTTAAGAATAAAGGAACCTCCCTTGCGGAACTTAGGAACATCTGAACTTATTGCTTTCACTTGGTTTTTAACAGCAAAGAAGGTTGTTAACATCGTAGCGATAGACGCGACGGCAATAGCGACACCAACACCAAAGGGAATTCCCGAATTGGCTTTAAATATTTTTGCAGCCGCTAATGCTAATTCAGATGCCTGAACAATTCCATTTAATATCACTTGTGCGACAGCAAATTGTTGTTCCTTTTTTAATAGTTCTTCTTTTTGCCTTGTTTCTTCATCACGCTGCGCTTTTAAAGCATCAAGCTCCTGTTGTTTTGCAGAGACATTATTGGCGTATCCTTGCTCTTGCAAATCTAACTCCTTATCCAAAGCTCTTTCTACTTCTGAAATCTGGTCGTTCAATTGATCAATCTGCCTTTGTTTTGCATCAATTTGTAATGAAAGTGCATCCTGCCAAGCTTGAGTAATTTGGGAAAACACTTGCCGATAAGAGTCGACGATTTCCTTTGCTTCATCATCTTTGATATCGAAACCGAGAAGTTGAAAAACATTTGTCTTTTTCTTGGTGGTAGACTTCCCGATTTTTAAGTTCAATTCCGCAATAAGAGCTTCAGTTTGAGCAATGGCCACAGCATTTTCCTTACCGCCAACTTTTCTAAGTAAATCAAGACGTTCGTTTGCAGCATCAAGCATTATCTGATACTTGAATGTTTCACGAATTATTTCTTGTTCCTCTTCGGTTTTGCCTTTAATTTTAATCAGGGAAATACGAGCTGTCTCAATATCTTCGCGGTCTTTTAAGTCCTGTAACGCATATTTTAGGTTAATATTGACGATCTCCTTGTTCTTCAGCTCGCTAAAATCCTTCTCCTCATTATGCCCCTTCTTCCATACTTTCTCAAGGTTTTTATATTTTTCTTCTACCTCATCTAACTCCAATTGTTGTGACTGCCCATTTATTTCTTTAATGATCTTACCAGATTGTCTTTGCGCATCTTCAATATCTTTTAGACCCTTGAGCATAATAGCCAACATCTTTGCATCGTGATCTTGAGCTAGTGTTAATTGCTGGGCATTGATAGAATCCTGAAGTACTTTCTTTTCGTCAGCCGTTCCTTTGAAATCTTCTAGTTCACGTTGTAGTGCAAGCACAGCGGTTTGGTACCTCAATTTCTCTTGTTCCTCTTCTTTTAATACACCATCGGCCATTGCCTCGGCTATTGAGGCTTGTTTTGAATATTCGAGATCAATTAATTTTCTGTTGAAATCTAGAATCCGCTTTGCTTCTTTATCACGTTTACGTTTCGCTTCTTCTTCTTCTCTTTTCCTCTTCTCTGCAGCTTTATCGGCAGCTTTTTTACGTTCTTCTTCTTCTTTCTTTATATTTTGGGCCCGCCAGACTTGAACCTCTTGGAGGATACTCTGTTCCTCCTCACTTCCCGCTTTAGCCAGAGCGACACGATAATTAAATATTTCCTTCTCCTCTTTCTGGGTATCTTTACCTAATGCTTTTAAGATTTCTACAGCCTTTTCTTTCTCTTTAAGTTTGGTTTCCAAATATTTTTTTGTCGCAGCCTCATTTTGTCGCTGCAATTCCCAATTAAGCCCATCCGAATAACCTTTAACCATATTCATACTGTTAATAAAGGAATCAACAGCAGCGTTTGCCCCATCAGTAAATAGGACGTATAATGTTTTTATAGGCCAAATTAAATATTGAAGGACAGCGTTGCCTACCCCCACAGCAACCTGCTTAATCTTATCTATCCGCTGTCCCCATTTTTCTGCCTCAGGCCCCGAGATCTTTATTGACTCTGTAAGCTTATCCCAGTTAGCTATTAATGAGGCTACAGCCAATATTATTAAACCTATCCCAGTGGCAGCAAGAGCTATCCTAAAAGCCTTCAAAGCACCAGTAGAAGCGCCAACAACAACATTGTATAGAGCCTGACTAGCTGTCAAAGCCTTATTGGCAACTGATTCTTTGTTTTTGAGTTCAATCTGAATTTGTTGCAATCCCTGGAGAATTGATATTCCAGCGGTAAGCTTAGCAATCGTCTTTTCAAGGTTTTCGTTTTCCTCGCCAAACAATGCAACTGCACCTTGAGCAATATTGAACCCAGAAGCAATTAAGGTTCCTGCGCCAATAAGACCGTCGAGGGTAGGTGTTTCGCTTGCAACCTCCTTTAGTTCATCTTTTACCCCTGAGATAGCCTGCTTCAGCTTTACAGCTTTAACCATCAACTCGTCATACTCTTTCCCATCGCCAAGCCCCTCGGCTTTCATTTTGGCCATTTGCTGGACGACTTCTTCCAATTGAGCACCGAGAGATTTCACTTTTTCCTCTACGGTGGGGATGATCTTATTTCCCATTTCATCAAAGCCCTCTTTACCTGCATTCTTTATCTGCTTTAAACGGACCTCGGTTGCTTCAATTTCCTTATTCAGCTTTACGATCTCTTGAGGATTAGCTTCAATTTGAAGGGCGTCCTGGAGAAACTTTAACCTATCTACTAACTGATCACTTGAAAGAGAGGATATATCAAGTACCTCTGAAGTCCTTCCGAGCATCGTATTAGCCTCCTCAATATCGGCAGATAGAGTTTTAAATAGATCAGATTCTTTATCCAGACCTTCCATCTTCTGGGAGACAAAATCAATCAAAGCTCCTAGCTGCTCCATCTCATTAGAAGCATTGTTTAGATTATTTGACAATACATCGAGTTCTTCAGAAGAAAAGGACCCCATAATAGAGTCTGATAACTTATCAGTCAAAGTTCCCGCCTGCTCCAGCTTATTGTTCATTGGAGTGATTGCTTTGGTAGCACGGTCATAAACAGAGACAATGTTATCCCGCATCCTTTCCATAGATTTGGAGAGAACTTGAATTTGTGTCGGATCAGTAGCTGTCTTTAGAGCTTCTTTAAAATAAGCAAGATTATCTGTATAAATTTTAACAGCTGCTGCAGCTTTATCGTCCAGCTTAATACCTTCACTTTGCTTTTTGCTGACTTCGTCTAGCACTCCGATCATTATTTTAGCAGCTTTCGCCCTATCTTCAGCAGCCTTTCTTAACGCTACTGTATTTTTAGCTTCCTCGAGAATTGTCTTATTTGCATTAAATGCTCCAGAAGCTATTTCTTTGTTCATTGCATTAATAGACTCTCTATTTTTCCCCATTTGTGCTCTCAACTCCTCAACCGTATCAAGTATTTTGGTCATACCCTCATCTACACCTGTAGCGTCGATAGTAAATGGTATTTTATATTCTTCTCCCGTTGCCATAAGCTATTTTTTATTTTTGTTATTTTCTTGGTATAATTTCTTTTTGAACAGCTCGTAAAGTCTCCAGAATTCAGCGCTGGGGGTAGCTTTCAAAGCATCAAAATCTTTTACTCCGTTACTCGACATCAAAAACCATAGATCAATCCAGTATTTTTTTCTCTCGATTATTGCCCCTTTGATATATCTGACCTTTGAATCTGCATTAAATTCATCTTTTCCGCTGCTTCCAAAGATTCCGGGGTAAGTAAGCTTGAGGTCTGATTGATGAGCTTGGAAAAAACGAGAGCTAACTGAAAAAAAGGGCCTACAGATAAGCCCTCCTTCGCCCAATCTTCTAATTTGGCAGTAATCATATCATCACTAATCACACCTCTATTCTCCTTCTCTTCATTTATAAAAAGTGCACAAATTTTCAGTGATACATTTTGGCGCTCAAAAATCCCGAGCATACCATTTTGCATGTTGTTTGCTAGCACTGCAATGTCTGAGAAAAGAAGCTTATTAGCCAGTTCAGTAACATTCTTCCAATTCTTGAACATATCAATCTGTGAAATACCATATTGAAGCTCCAATGAAAATTCCTCATACTTGCTCCATCTTTCTATGGAAATATCTCCAGCCTCAATAAAATAGGTTTTACCATTTGCCTTGAATGACTTTTCCTCAATACTTATTTGCTTTAATTTCATATTATAAAATTACAAATATATTAATGTTAATTATCAATACATCAATATTTAGTGGTCAAATAAATTGATAGACAAATAGAATATGGAAGTAACCACAAGGCGTAGATTGGGCAAAAGATAATTGCTACAGCCATACTTGCCCAAAGAGCCAGCTGGCCAGCCAAACATTTTTTACATAAGCCAAGAGGCTTGCCGAGCCACTCGGGTAGCTTGCCTAAAAAACGGCCATACCAATTTAGTACTGGTTCATATAGTAATATTTCGGAAAAGATAAAAGCGACCATCGAACTTGCGAAAGCGATAAATGAAAAGATTACAAAGAGATAAATTAATTCTAACATGATGCTGGTGGATTTAAAGGGGTTAAACAATTAGGGCTAAGTCGATATGAACATTTCAATTTCAGTGCAAAAAAATCGAATGGAGGCATTAAATACTGGGTTTGTGCTTCGTCAAATGTATACTTAGAAAATATTCCGGACTCTCGTTGCGGAATACTCACAACATTTATTTTTAATCTTGATATTGGACCAACATTATAGAACGGCTTAAACAAATTTGTAATATCCGCTAATGCATGCGCGGATACGGCATCGGCATTTGATGAGATCTTTTTCGGACAAAACCAGCAAACTAAGGTTAGGTCAGAAGTCCAATCATTATTACCGTCGGATCTTGCTCCCATATCTTCAACGAAAAACAATCCCTTTAGATGTTCATCAGGATATAAGGCTAATAAATTATTCTCCTCAGTCACATTTACCTCCACAGGAAATTTTTTAAATACTCCTTTGATATCCGAAATATCAGACTTTTTAATAACCTGTACGAGACCTGCCCCAATATCAAAATATGGTAAAGGAGATACTAGATCCTTTATTATTTTACCGATCAATACATTCATAATTTAAAGTTTATCAAAAAAATCAGTTAACATTTTACCTGCCATTTCATTCAACATTTTTCTTTCTTTTTCATTTGGCTGCAGAAAATCTCCATATTGGTGAAATCCATAAAAAAGCCTTTGTGCGACTTCGGGATCATTGGCTCCCAAATATGCTTTAGACACAAATCCGCTCCGCTCAACGGATACTACATTTAGATTTTGGAACGTCCGGCCAGAAAAGGTAAAATCTACGTGATTAGTTTGCAGACCGTTCGCTTCCCGGACATCTTTCCAACTGACGGATTCCTTTTTTTTAAGTTTCTTCTCAATCATTCGATCAAAACCGGAATTCAATCGTGGATAGCTGCTGTCATAGGTTTTACCTTTGTTTTTCCCAGCAGTCGAAGAGAATCCAGCATAAAAGTATGCTGGTACCCCTTTATCAGAATAGACCTCTCCAGGGATACCCTCGGATTGAATTCTATTCACAACAAGAGCTTTGTGATTCAATGCAATTGAGGTAGATACATCCTCTACGAAAGATGGTAGCTCGTCTCTAATCCTCTTAAGTTTATTAATAAAATCACGTAGTTCGCTCATCGTATTAGACCTTTGTACATTACATTACCTGATTCACATTCAACGCAGTCATTTATTTTGATATATGGATATGTTTGTGATAACCACATGATCCTATTGTCAAACTCTTTTCTGAAATGGTTCCTCTTACCCCACATGTGCTCATTGCTAAGCATGGTGAACCGATTAACCCGTCCCGATGACATTACGTCCTCAATTAAAAATTCTTGCGCCTTATATGCGATGGCATGAGCAATGGTATTGCTTTCATCTAATGCTAGAAGATTACAGATCGCAGCTTTCGATGTACAATCTATTTTTGCATTCAAATAAATGCCATTAGCCTGTACATATTCGTTACTTAGATTGATCCCATCCATAGAATCTGCCTGCACCCCACCTAATGATAAATAGGTCTTCAATATTCTTTCCATCCCTCCGCAGGTACAAGTCGCTTTATTATCCCTAGGAAAGCCACTGGAAGAAGTGTCGTAAAGAAAATAATATTGGATTGGCAAATTTCTATCATCGGCCAAAGGCAGCTCTAAAAGCTCATCAAGTGTATGCAGTGATTGAATATTTGCTAAGGTCTGTATTTCTATCGTTTTGATGAGGTCCAGATCATAACCTTTTCCATAGCATTTGTAAATTGACAGCGAAACTGTCGTCTCACTTCCCCAAATCAACCCGATAGAGGATATTTTAATTGAGCTTCCCCGAATTAATAAAGGCTTCAATTTTAGACCGGCATATTTAGGAAGATAACTCAAAGTTCTTAAATGCTCTGTTTTCCCGATCCTACCGTCGAACTTCTCAAACTTTTGAGTGAATCCCCCATCTGTAGCATATTGAGCTAAGATAGACTCTATAAACTGGTCCGTTGCTCGCTTCCTCGCATTACGTGACTTGGTAAGAAAATCTTGGCAATCAATTTTTTCAATAGAGGACAGCTTGAGCCCCCCTTCCACTTCATCCATAAAAATGCCGGATTTGCTCACTCTGTCCTCTGGTTGTATATCCTGTGTTGCGCATTCGCAATCCGTATTCGATATCCCTATAATTTTATCTAAACATTCCATATTGTTGTAAATTAAAAAAGGGAAGGGCACCGCCCTCCCCCTATCAATCATAGTACTACCCCTAATACTAACGATATTCTTTAGTCTACTTTTTTCTTAAATAAAAGTACACCTGTAATGTCTTCATTACACCGTAATGGATTTAACCATAGTCCAGTGCGGATCTTGTAGTTCCAAGCATGCCAAATCTTTCCGTTTACACATGACATTTTATATGTCACGTCATACTTTAATCCAGGAACATAGTTCGATGGAATAGAATAACGTGTTACGGATGGATTATCGATTTTTCTAGGTTCTGTAGGGAATCTAGATTTAGAACCAAAAGCAATTGATCCTGGATCTAAAACGATGGATGTATCCTGCATTGCATTCTCAGCGAAACCGAAAAGGTCATTACGATAAGTAAGATCACCATACATGCTAGCTGCTGCCTTTCCATTATCATTACCGAGATATTTTTGAGAACGGTAATTATCTTGAAACAAATTCCCTCCATCCAATACTACCAATCTTTTGAACTTATTCATCGTTCTGGCTTGTTGTAGATAAGGGAAAAAGCCTTCAGCTGTAAAATTAGCTGCCCCGATTTCTGTATATCCAGCTACATTGGTACCAATGGTTCCAGCTCCCGCATAAAGGTTTTCTCCGCCAAATGTTAACAGCTTAGCCGCTAATTTTTTATTCAGCAAATTGATAATATTACGTTCAAGGCCTAATAAACCTATTGCGATAGCATTTTCCATTTTAATGAAGTTTCCACGGAATTTCTCTTCATTTACTTTGAATGAATCTTGAATAAAAGTGTCAATTTCTAAGAGCTCAGATTTGCTCTCAGCTTCGGTTGCTTCAATATCACATGAATCATCATCTGTGACATCGTCTTTAGCTGTGTTTTGACAGAAATCAACCCAGTTTACTGATACCGCTCGATCTAAAGATTCAGCAACAATTTCTTCGACATTAGCCGTTTGTTGTTCAATAATTACTTTTGCGGTGGCAAGATTAGGGTTGTAATCTTGTTCTTTTTTGTGATCTCCGAACTTTTCCTCCATATTAAGTTGAAGTTCTACGAGCTTGGTTTTATCAAATTCTCCTGCTGCCATTTTGATTTCAATTTTGTGTAAATGTTATGCTTGCTGCTTTTGCCAAGCATCTCTAACAGCGCCCCTATCTTCTAATGAATTGTTTGTATCTGAGATATATTTCAAATACTCAGATTCATTTTTAGGAACGAAAGCAGAACCACCAGAACTATTTGATTTATTACCTTCACTGTCTCGTTTTGAAGATTGTTTGAAGTCGAAATACGAGGAAGCCGTATTCTTAACCAATTGACCAAAATCAATTAGGTTGCCGTGATCGTCAGCAACAGCTTTACCTTCCTTTTTAACAATAAAAGAACCGTCCTCGGCCTTTTCATATTCGTACTCTTCAAGATCTTTCAAAAGCCAACTTTGTTGTCTTTTAGCCTTTTCTTGATCCTCGGATAGAACGGGATTTAAACCTGTAAATACTTCCAGTGCTTTGGTCTTAACTTCACCAAGCGTACGTTCACGATTGAACTTTGTCTCAGCATCCTTTACAGCAGCTGAAACTTTCGTGTCAGTTTCTTTTGTCGTATCATCAAGCTTTTTCTGCAACTGGATATAAAGGGATGATTTTTTAATATCATCGTCTGTAAGGCCATTTTTACCAGCTTGGCGATCGAGAGCGTGAACGGCTTTGATTAAGTCAATTCCTTTTAAGGATTCGTCTTCTAAGTTGAAGTCTGTTCTAATCTGTTTTTCTAAATCTTTTAAAGATTCTGATTTTCCTTTCTTATGGCCATCATTGAAAGCATCAGTCTTCAAAGTAGAAATTCGGCTTTTATCAGATTCTAAGATAGTAGCCAATTCAGATTGAGCATCGAAATCCTCTCCATCTGCCTTTTGTACAAGAGCAGCAACTTGTTCATCCGACATTTTATAAACGGTAGTCAGCAGTCCCGCCAGTAATATTTGTAATCCTTTCATAAGAATGAATTATTTAGATTCTTCAGTTGATGTTTTTGTAGGTTTCTGAAATTGGGAAGAGACAAAAACATAACTCTTCGCAACTAATTTATTAGATTGAATAGTTTCCCATTCCTTAATCGATACCTCGGACTCAAGACCTGACCGTGTATTTCTAATTTTAACTTTACCCTCTGCCATTATTGTGCTTCCTTAGGTGTTTCAACTTTAATTCTCCAACCTCCTTTGTCTGCCGGTAAACTTTCCCAAGCTAAACGAGGAAAGTTACGTTCAATCCCATTTTTAAAAGCGACGATCTCATCTTTAGAAACTTCACCAAGATCTGCATCGGATGATTTAGTCCCAGCACCTAATCGCTGTTCCAATGAGAAGATAATGCCGTCTTTATTTTCAAGCAATCTATTGAGATCCTTAACATTCTCTTTGCAGTTTTCCAATTCCACAGAAGTGGTGTTAACGGTTTCCAAAATCATTGCATTTTGCTGAACTAGATCTGCTTTATCATTTTCCAATCCATCGATCTGCAATTTAAGAGCTGAGATCTCAGCGTCTTTTGCTGCCAAAGCTGCTTGATTATCTTGATCCGCAGGTGGCGTTTGTAGTTTAGTTTCGGGAGTCTCATTGCCTCCTGGTGTTTTTGGTGCCATATTAAAAATATTAATACATCAATATTTAATACAAATATATTAATATATTTTATTGACAAACTATTATTTTAAAATATTTTGTAGATTTGCTTTATGGATGCGCGGGTCCTGAAAAGGAAACAAGCATATAGCGAAGGCAGTTAGAAATAACTGCCTTTGTTTTTTATCTAAAACGGGACCTTTTTACCCAGTCCCAACCGTTTACAATTTCCGTTTTAGCGATAGTAACCGCTTTATTATTCTTGATAAGAATAATATCTTTCAAAGCATGATATCGTTTTGGCTTTCCAAATGTAGAATGCAAAAGAGTTTTTAATTTCTTATTTAAATATCCGGCGTCGGTTATATCAAATACAACAGAGGCTCCGCCTTTTTTGATAACATCGGATGCCCCATTTTGAAAACCATTTTTAGAGCCATTTTTAAGAACCTTCAAATCTGAAATCAGGCCATTAACCTCAAACTCTGGATTTTTGACTTTGTCCGCATTTACAACCGGCCTAATTTTTACTTTATATCCGTGATCTGCCAATACTTTAGCTTTTTCAAGATTGATCAGTTGGTCTTTAGGGTCATAATCTGGATGCACTTCAACAAGTCCGCCCTTATCGTTTTTATATTCCTTAACATAATCTTGTTGCTGCTTCAAATCAGGGCGCAAGACAATCGCCATTTCATAAGTAATATAATTTGGTGAATGACGGCAACCATACCCTCCACAGTGGATCAAAGGTTCATAGTTTGGTGGTTTTGCAGTATTGTCTTCCTCATCTTCCCAGGTCTTCGCTTCCTCAGTCGTAAAAACTCGACCATTTTTTCGGATACAAAATAACCGTGACGTCTTAATTAATCCTCCACTATAGATAAAATATTTGAGCTCAAGATCTTCCGCTAATAATTTGGATTGGAGCCTGTCAATCTGAGAATAGGTGTCGTAAGCATAGTTTCGATAGAAGCGTTCAAATATTCCCAACTTTTCGGGCTCCCCTTCGATAAGGGTCCGTAAACTTCTACGAAAAGATTCAAATCCTGATTTGGTTGCAGCACCTTGATGTACATATTCCTTTAGCTTTTGCGACACTTCCGGCGCATCAAATAGGCCTTGCATATAACCATCAGTCATGAGATTACCCTCCTTATCAAAACCTAGCCTATTAAAAACTATCTCTTTAATTTGATCCGATGATGCTTTGAACAATTTCTTATCTGGAGTGATCGATCCGTAATAAACAATATTTTCAGAAACAATATTATTGACACTTGAAACCATTTTTTGAACAACGTCGATAAAACTCTTAGACTTTATCCCTTCGATTATTTTACCTAAACGCTGGATCAACTTTCTATTTTTAAAGGAATATAGAATTCTTCCTTCTTCTACCTCTAACTGCTCGATCATGGCCAAAAGGAATTCTTGAGCAAACTCATTCTGTTTTTGTGTGACTAATTTCTCTAGCTCCTTAACTGCTGTATCAATCCAGTCTGCTTTTTCGGAGATCCGCTTGATCTTCCTTTTAATTTCCCTATTTGTCATCAGTCAATGGATCAAGATTAAGAGAAGGTGCTGCCGGCTTCAATTCCTTTTCGAGCTCGTCTAGGTACTTGTCAATTATAGATTCCTGTTTATCGAACTGGAATTGCCAGAAACCGGTATTTTCTTTCTCGGCCTTTCTAAATAGCTTTTCAAAATTTGCATATAAGATTTTGTCCCTAAAAGTTACGAGATCCAAAGACAATAGTGTGTCAATCTCTGAGTCCGTTTTTCCCGGGAACGGGTAGAAAAGTTGCTTTACTTGGTGTTTCTCAAATTCCTCCGGCTGATCTATAAATGTTTGCTCCGCTATATCATTATTCAATTTCGCCCTAACAAAAGAAGGTGCTCCAGAATCGTTTGCTGTCTTAAGATCTTCTATCAATTGGCCGATAGTCTTTAATTTGAAATCATTTGGATATCTCATATCAATGAGAAGATCATCGGTCGCAGTCTCTGTGATAGCAGCAATAAGCTGGACAACTGTGGACCAGACCGCTGTAATTTTTTCCGCGAATGGATGAAGCGTATCATAGACATTATCCATGTCCTGGTCCCGTTCTGTAGCCGTGGCTACTGTCGTCTTTTTAATTAAGGATAAAGTATTAAAAACTGTCGCATGTACTTTCTGTTCGTACTTATCAATAATATCCTCTTGAAATTGTAACAGATCTATAGGCGGAGCTTTGTATACCATCAACTTATCCAAATCAACCATGTCTTCCGGCCGTTTAGGAATTGGAAGGTAAACAGCATCCTGAGCAGACGTATGAACAGCAATGCCGGAACCGTTACATTTTGAACACACACGCCCTTCATGATCCATACCGTCGCGACACGGATAGTTAGAGGTGCCGATACATTTCTGAACGTATTGAAATTTTTGTGGGAAAGCATGTAATGTTTTGGATAAGTCCGCCTCAGAATCCAAATTAATAGATTTCTTAAACCAAGAAACGGCGGATTGAAAAGGATTAACGTAAGTAAGCTCCTTAGTTCGCTCATCTCCTATATACCCAACAGGGAATGCGGACACAACTTCTAGTAAAGTGTTATGTTCACGAACTGCATACTTTTCTCCGCCTGCCGTCTTCCATATTACTTCGTTCCCCTGAGGAAGATAGTTATCAGATACCCGCTCAAAAGCAATAACAAAACCAATAGCGTATAACGTAAATTTATACCCATCCTTTTTAGTCTTTCCATCGTCATCTTTATATTTAATCGGCTTTCTATCTAGGAGCCACTGTAGGCTATTGTTTTTATATTCAAAATTGATCGCCTGGGACGAAGGCACTTCATACGGATACGGAGACGCGCGTTCGTAATTGTTATCGAACGCATCCCATTCAATTACAATAAAAGCATTAGGATCTAAAAAAGATAATGACTTGAACCGTGTCTGCAGCCAATAGTCTAGTCCGCTATTTTGATTCTCCGAGTTATAGAAAGTCATTAATTTATCGGTAAGAATATCAATATTGCTTTGATCCCTAGATTCTATCCTCTTTACCAACGGATCGGTTCTCAATACTTTTTCAAACGGGTTCATAACACTTTTAGAGAGTGCTTCAACGGTTGTTATAGTCAATTCTACCCTTTGCGTAAAAGCTTCCTCGTCTTCTCTTCGCTCATAGCGTTTAAGTAAATCACCAATCGACTCCCCAGTTATCAATTGGGCATATAACTTGGCTAAGTTGCAAACTCGTTTATAATTAGCATGGGTAGTTTTATTTTCGATTGCATCAATAATGATCTCTTTTGCTTGCTCGATTGTTAACGACATAACTTTTTAATTTATACAAATATATTATTATTTATTATCGATATAATGATATTTTAACCATTAAAGATATCATCGAATAATTCGCAAATTTCATACTCCATAGCATCTGTTGTATGGCCATACTTCTGCCAGCTTTGACCTGTTGAAGGATCTTTAACGACCTCTTTTAATTTACCGTCAGAACCAAGTTTTAGGTATTGGAAATCCCTTATTAATTCGGGGCATCCAATAGAGTCGATTTCGATAATAATAAAATGAATTCCGCCTTTTAGAATCTCTTGGATAAACTTCCGCCTTTTTAGGACACTTGGATTTCGTCGCATGGTCCGATCAGAACCGTCAAAAATCAATCCTCTTAGTTCAAATTCCACATCGTCGTAAACCCTATACTCACCTTTCCCCGGTACACGGTTATGTCCAGAACCGTCACCATAGTAGTAAACAGTATTCACTTTACCACCGTATTCAGCTTTGAAAGCAGACACAACTCCTTTGATATCATTTTGAGGGCTCTTTAAACAATATTCCTTGAAAAAACGGACGGTGGTAACTTGAACTAATCGCTTGCCATCGCTATAATCATCAAATAATCTATTTTCGCTGTCAGCCCACATCGCGTTAATTTCTATTTGACTACATAGCATTGTCATGTACGGCAATACGTTAAAGTCAAATGTCAAGTGTACCGGCTTGCCCGCTAGGAAAGGAAGTGGTTTAACATGTCGTAGGCGATCAAACTCATCGTAGAATTCACCACCAGTTTGACTGAATGGATATCCGAAAACAAACTTTAAAGCGTCTCCTTTTGTAAGTGTCTTTAAACGATTATCAATATAATTGCGCGGCAGATTATGCGCATTGTGGTGGGTCGAATAAATAACTATGGCTTTCCCGTCGATCTCTTTATAAAAGAAGTCGGGGAAACTAGTGATCTTTTCGAGAATTTCAGCATCGAACTCATGAAGTTGAAACATGTCGATGAGCCACTCTGGAGTAGCAACTGCCGGAGAACTGTTTATGCACACCGGATTGAATGGTTCAAAAGTGTCGCTTCCTTCTTCAAGATAAACAAGATTGCCGTGTTCGTCAATATAAAGCCCAGGTTGCGACATACGGCCCAATATTACCGAGGTTAAAGCTTCTTCTTTAGTATCTTTTGTCTCATCCAATTCCGCCCATCCTAATTCCTTACCATCGTGTGCGGCATAATTATCCAAGGATGCAATGTAGATTATCGCCCCATTACGAAATGAAATAATCCCATCATATCGATCATAAGCCTCATTAATTTTAAAGTGTGCTGGCGGCTTTTTATTAATTACATAGACTCCATTTGGATTACGAATCCTGTCATACTCAGTAATATTAAATTCTTGCTTCCAAACCTTACGCACAGCTACTAAGGTCGATTGGGACAGCTGCTTGTAAGTATTGGCTGCAATCATGCCGCGCATCTTAGGAAAGTTCTTAACGTAGTATCCGGATTTAAACCCGATCATATGAGACTTGCCAACACGTTGGCCAGCCATATTAAGAGTTACCGGCTTCCGACTGAACAGAACTTTCAGCTGTGGTTGGCTGAATGTCGGCATCTCCCCTCCTTTCGATTACATTGACTGTTAAGTTTACTGGAGCCATTGGATCAGGGGTAGATGGATCTGTTGGTTCACCGTTTTTATCTAAGTTTTGAATTCGATTAGTGAAGAATCCAAGTTTGTTAGCAATGTTCACAATCATCTTATCAGCTGCAAACATTTCGACTTTTGGGCCGAACTCACCCCATTGGAAAGACTTGATCTTACCACGCTCTTTATCTTGGGTAAGCTTAACCAAATCGAGTTCAACAGCGTCATAGGTTTCCATTTCAAAATCTTCGTATTCCGCATCGGGCTCCCGTTCCAACTTAATTTCCAACCGAAGAATTTCATCTTCCATGCGTTCAAGTGATTTCTGGTATTTAGCCAGATCATCACCTTCCAGCCCCTTACGAGCAATAAACATATTTTCTCTTAAAAGCTCTTCTTTCTTATTGTCGATCTGAATTTGAAGTGGCCGCAAAATAGGCTTTGGTCTCTCTTTCTGGACAATTACAAAATAATCATTCATTGAGGACTGAGCAATATCCGCCATCAACTTCGATACTTGGGCAGCATTTAGGTCTAAAGACTCCAATCGCCTTTCAATTGCCTCAACTATGTCAGGTTTGGTAAGGTTCTCACAGCCAATAGATCTAGCCGTCTTAACACTATAGCCAGCTCTAATAGCTGCCTGAGTAGCATTGAAGTCAACACAGTACTCCTCTACGAATCTTATCTGTTTTGCTGTTAATGCCATAATTTTTAAACAAAGACGATTAATTACAAATATATCAATATATATTATTGATATATTAATAATAAAACTACTTTATGCACGAAATGTGGAAAAGTCTACTTAATTTTTATATAATTTACCTTGACTTAATAAATTGTGAAAGATATATTTGTAGAAAATTGTTCTTAAGTAGAAAGACTTTCAATTTAGAATGTTTCTCCAAATAAAGTCAGTTATGGAAATATGTAACCTATAAGCATAGATTTTAAAGGAAGAATGGAAGTGAAAGAATTTAAAATGGGATAGTACGACAAAGCTATTTCGGTTAAGTGCTAAGTTGAACCGGATTAACCTAATCTTAGTAAGATTGAAACATTCAATAAAGAAGGAGGTCTTATGTATGGCTGAGCAATTTATTACAAAGAATGGAAAACTCTATAAGGTTGTTTTCACACCTTATATTACCAAAAAAGGTAAGAGAGTTTACCATCCTAAGGGCGGATACTACCGATTCTTGGTTGAAGTAAAATAACCTTATCGAGAGTATAAATCGGAACTATAGATTCACCGTCCAAAGTAAGATCTATCAGTTTCCGTGGGAAGATTGAGGGTTTGTCTCCTCGATCTTTTTTTATTTTAATTCAGATATGATTTCAATATTGAAGCCTTCATCAATAGGAAAAATAGTTTCCAAAAAAACCCTCGCATCTATTAACCAGTCAAATATCAGATTAGTACCTTTCACTTCCATTGTGTCTTCGTTAAAATAACAAGGAATCCCGTAAATCTTAGCAATATGTGTAAATCTCGATTTCATAAAACCTTTCTATTTACTGTAAAGAACTCTTTCTATTTTGATTTTGTTAATAAGCTTGTCCTTATTTAGAGACAGTTTTGATGTTTTGCGTTCACAAATTAAACACTTCTGTGCTTAAAAAGTGTCATCTAACCGTTAATTTATATTTGTTCTAAATAAGGCAAAGCGCAAATTTACAACCATTTCAACCAATATATCAAGCATTTACAAGTAGCACCTAATTTAAAAATTTATATAAAATTTTCTACAAATGGATAGTTCACCGTTTTTAAAAATGACGAAAAATCTATTTATTTACCCCCTATATTACCAAAATTATGCCAATAAAACACCCTATAATACCATAATTTAGTCGTTTAACACCCCTATAATTCCTAATTAATCCTATGGCTTCCCGTAATTACGGGATCCCGTAAATTAATATTGATTCGCATTTAGATCTTTGGATATGGAAATAATAACAAAGAATTACATCTTGCAGGGCACAAACCGTTGTGTTATTGAGCCCGCCCCCGACAGATTGCGAATGAGAGTGTTTGTCGGGACTAACGATAAGGGAGAGAAAATTAGAGTCTATGTCAATCGAATCGAAAAGATCGAAGAACATAATATTGAGCAAACTAAGTAATGCTGTATACCCCTTATGATTGAAAATAAAAAACCCTCCGATACTATTCGAGCATGCGGAGGGTCTAACTAACCAAATAACAATTATGAAAAGATCTTATTAACTTTCGTTTTCGTAGTACATCTTATAAAAATTCATTCCCTTTTCTTCATCATATCCTTTCTCTATGTATTCACGTTTTCCATGGATATACAGATGAAAATTCTTATCCAACTTAATAATGGATTTATACGATGATTCCATTTTCTTTACTGCTTTTTCTGCTATCTGGAAGGATTCTTTAAATGGTGATTCAAACTCGGTTTCAAAACCTATCCTATAATCATGAAACATAGCAATAGCTTGCGGATCTCCTAACACTTCCTCTTCAAATTCCTCCTGAACAAATGTCTCTTTCTCTTTGAAGTAATTCATAGAACGATTAAGCAAATCAATCTTATCAGCCCTTTCTAGTTCAAAGGTGTCGTCCAATTCTCCTTGCACAAAATCCTTTACAACTTTTAAATAATTACCTGTCTGGTGATAGTTGTCGTTACGAATCCGGAGCTGCAGAAATTCATCTTTCCAATACACAGCTTCTTGCTGTTTGTTGGTTTGATCGAGAACTAATACTTTATACCCCTCTTCCCCTTCAGTATTTACAATAATACAGCCTTTATCCAATTTGTTAATATTGATAGCTTCCTGCTCATAATCTAAGTTAAACTCTCCATGCTCAGGATACACTTTCAAATATGTTTCCTTATTCTCAGATTTGAATATCCCGATTGCGTCATGCTCTTCTCCCTCCAGTTGAACATTCTTCAACGCGACGACATAAAACTCCCCTCCTTTGATCTTTGGATGACTGGACACTTCATATAAAAACTTTGCCAGCTGCTGGGAAAATTCATGGAACGGTAACTGGCCACTAAAGAATTGTTTGGCGAAATAATAAACTTCGTTCAATTCCAGTTCTCCATTTGGATGAAAAAAACGATACACTTCGTTCACCTTTGAAAATGGCGACATAAAGTATTGCATCAGTAATCCTGGAATAACTTCATTCTTGGATAAATCAATTGGATTATCCGAAAGAACATAGAATTCATCTTGCGCCTTATTACCCACCCGGTGGATAGAGAAAGCTTCAAAGCTTGAGTCTTGATGAAAAAACATAGTAAATTCTAATTGTTGAAAATATTTAGCCTAAGCAAAACGTTGAACCTCCGGATTAACCCATTCTAATTTTGGCTCATTTTTATTCGCCTTTTCAATCGCCCACAGACTCTTTTCAAGATCAGTGATCGAAATTGATAATAGGCGCTTTGTTTCTCCATCTGATGCGTTCTCTCTCGCCAACTTCAATTTACTGAGAAGAACTTTAGCGGACATTTCCGCACCGTTTAAATTTCTAATTTCCATTTTTTGCGTGTTATTTTTGTGTTACTATTAAAATAAAAGAGCCCAACGCGATTATTGAGCTCTTTGTTATCTACTATTAGGCGATAAGCAATTACGATTTGCTTTGCTTGCCCAAGGCCGTGGAGAAGACCGGATTCGAACCAGCGATTTTACACCAACGGCTTTACGCTACGTGTAATCATATACCAACTTGACTCTTCCCCATTTATTATTATTTGATTTAAAGCAAGGCGGTATAAAGAACGAATATGCCAATGAAACCTAACCGTCCTTGCTTTATATTTTAATAAGCAACCGTCGCAGGATAATTGGATAATGTGGCTACCCATGGCCGAGCATTTGCGGCACTCCTTTTTGCTTCTTGGTTCACTCACCCTACACGTAGGGAACAGTTGCTATACTTCTTAATATCCCCAAACTAAAAGGCCTGCATCACGCATTTCCTGATTGGTTCTTTGGGAAATTTTTGTAATCATTTTGAATTCTTCGTGAGTAATCTTGCCCTTTGGTCCCTTCCATCGCTTCTTCAATGGACGAACACAAACGCATTTAATATCCAGCACCTTACACATCTCAACTATCTTTCGTCCTACCTCATGATTAGCACCTGTTTTAGATCCTATACGAGACGCAACACTGGCTCCTTTTCGTTCACAATGAAAGTTGGATTTCTTGATAAGCCAAGAAGCTTCCACAACTACCTCACGAATTTTTAATTTTTCTTCTTTTAATAAGTCAAATAACGAAAAGAAAGAAAGCGCTGACAATTTTATTCCCTTGGTCTCTCTGTTATAGATGGCAACTCCGCTCCTGTCGACGTCTGGATCTATACCAATTATCAGTGCTTTCTCCATATTCAAATATAAATATATCTATATAAATTATCAATATATTTATATTTCAATCTTAATTAAATAGATTTTTACTGTTTACATAAGATTTCAAAAACAATTTCTGAATAATTATATTATAAACGTATTGAGCCACATATTATAAACTTATAAACAATCCTTATGAAAAAATCAATTTTATTTTTTCTGCTATCCTATATTGTATTAGGATGCAGTAACAACCAGAAAAGTGGGAATTCTGAAACCGAAAGCACCGTTGAGTCAACAGGCACATCTGTCGACAGTGCTTATATGGGTATCGACAGCTCAGCTGCGCCTTTAGATAATTCCGAGATGGACTTAAGTCAAGCAGAGGCTTCAGAATTTAACGACCTTTTTACTAAAACATTTGGAGACACATTAACTGAATCTTTAGCTGAGAAGTTAACAAAAGCTAAAATAGAGGTTAAAAAAGGTGATATTAAAGAGGTTATTAATAGCACCGAACCGCAATGTACTATTCCCAAACACATTGATCAATTACGACAGAGCTCAAAATTAAAAGTGTTCAAATTCAATAATACGATGAATGCTGAGGCGAAATTATTCGGTTTCGGTGGCAACATTGGAAAAAAAGAAATGGTAATAGTCCAGGAATTTGCAAGATACGGGACTTTTCCATGTTCTGGCGTAAGAGAGAAATACGGAATTGGGCTTAGGTGTTTTATTCATATTAAAGCGATTAACTCAAAGGTAAACATCGAGAAACTTAGCTCTATTGCAGCTAATGTAGAGCTAGGCAACCTTACTGCCACATACGAACTAGTATCTGTAGGATTTCCTATACAAGGAAAGGATCTAGCTGAAGGCACACAATCTATTGGTGATTACAATGTGCAGAATTACGCTAAACTTTCTGAATCTTTTAGTAAGATTATGGCACAATTAAATGATGATAATAAGATGGTTCTTGATCCAGTATCAATGAATTATTATCTACCATAACATTATTAAAGTATTCAATTTTATAATGATTTGGATCTAGAGCCGATTACACAATCGTAATCGGCTATTTTTTTTTATTCACATTTATTCTCTAAAGTTTATCGCATAGATATTCAAAAAAGACCGCGAATTTTTAAACAATCTCTCATTGACTAATTTTGAAAACTTACTTAATTCTTCTTAGTACGGAGAATAACAGGGCTCGCTCAGCTTTAAAATTCTGTTCAAATCCATTAAACCATATATTGCCAGATGAAGTTTTACAATAAGGATTCACTTTGATATCAGCACGTCCTTCCGAATCAACGACTATCAACCCCCATCTTTCGGGTAAATCACTTGGATGTATTATACCCACCGGGGCAATATAAAATCGATATTTCCCCATGCCAAGAGACGGATCTAAGCGAAAGGGCTTCTTTCTATCTCTCAAAAAGTCAGACCTAGAAATTTTGCATTCAAGAACAATAGATTTATTGAAAGCCCCAAAGGCAATAATATCTGGAATTTCTCCTGTATAGACTGCTGACATTATCTCAGAAAAAACAAGGGGATATCGGAATCGCTTCTTTACAAAATCGATTCCGATAGCGATCAATTGGGAATGAGTCATACCGCTTCTAATTTCCGTTGGCACTTTTTAATCTGATGCATATTGCTATTCAATATATTCAAAATTGCATCATGATGATTGGTTGCTTTGTTTTGTAATCCCCGAGATTGAAGAATTTTAAAATTAGTAAGATCCACTTCAACAGTTTCTACAGGTTTCCCTTTAATTCGTGCAGACAAGACCAAAGAATCTTTCTTCCTATAATAACCACCAGAAAAAACACAATGATGAAAGCGGTCTCCTTCTTCGATAAACTCCGAGACTGAACGGAGAGGGACAATAGTAATATCTCCAGACGCGAATATCAGGTTGAAGTATTTACTCTTTTCCTTCTCATATTTTTTCTGACTTTCTTCCATCTCTCTCTTTTTGGCCTCTAAAGCTGCGCGCCTTCTAATTTCTTCATGTTTTCTAATAGTTCTTTGATGATCCAATGCTAAATTAACGGAGCAAACGTACTTAGGACTTCTAAGATCCTTCCCCAGATGGGAGAGCAATTGAAGTTGATCAAGCCACATACGTGAATCTTTTACAATGTAATTATTCCTGATTGCTATTTTTACGGAATCCCAAAAACGATCAACTAGACTCTTATTATCCCCTAATCGTGCCCGAGCCAAACCAAATTGTTTAGCTTTTAGAAGAGTCTCCGCCTTTCTATCAGTAATTAGACCGTAAAACATCTGGTATGGAGACATGCCATAAAAACTCTTTTTAAATCCATTACGTTTCAACACTGGAATGATCTTCATTTTTGGATAAACTTTGGATGGATACAAATCATATTTTCCAGTTCTTTGATCCCAATTTCGTATTTCGTCATAACCTGAAAATGTATCATGGTACCAGGAAAGATTTCTTTGTTTTCCAAAAATGGTTGTTTTCCCATTTTCGTTCATCCATTGTTGAGAAACTTCCCAAATGTTGAAATTAGGTGCTTCACCAGATTTGTGATAACAGTAAATCTCAAAGTATCTATTAACCTGAAATCCCTTATGAGTGGTGATTATAGCCATCATACTTCTTTGCATGTCCTTTCTCTTTCGAGTGTCTTCTATTGTAAGTTCACGATTACAACAAGGACATTCCAATTTTGGCACTATTTGTACTCCTTGGAAAATATGCCCACAACTCAAGCACGAAATCTTATTTGATTTCGCTCTATAACCGACATGCTTTATACAGTTTTCAAAAGCCCAATACTTTTGTTCATTAGTTAATGCAGGAATATCGCCTGCCAACGCTATAATTTGATGGTGCAATTTAGTACGTGGTTTCATAATCTAGAATAACGATGTTTGGTGAGCCGAAACTTTATCTTTTTTCTTTGTTTTAGCAGCTGGAGCGGGCACAGTCGCAAGCGGAGCGGGTTTGGTATCTCCGCCGGAATGATTTACGATCCCAGCAACCTTTCCCGGATCCTTAATAGAATCTTCGTCGTAGTAATGGATGGCCATCTGAAAAACTTCCTCATCTGTCATCATATTAGCCCCGCTTTTTTTTGCTTGGGACATAATGTAATTCATACAGCCTTCAATATTCTTGTTTGGCTTTTTTAATGTTTCGGCAAACAAATTATCTTTAGCAGCCACCTCTTGAAGGTGGCTTTCTACTGCTTTTTTTGCGTTATTTGATGCGTTCATCTGTTTAAATTTTGCGTGATTTTACTTGTGTTACTTTGTATTCTTTCCTTCGATAGAATTGATGTCGATAGCTAAGCCTTTTTCGATTAAGCCGAATACGTCGAAGTGCCATGATATTAGCTTTACATAAAGCCAATAAAATTGGAACGTATCAATATCGTCTTCAATACCACCTTCCCAAGATCCGCCACCTTGTGTTGTTAAATTTGGCTCTATCCATCTGTCACAGATACTCTCTGAATTTTGACCAAAACCATTTATAATGTGAAGTGGTATGAATTTTTTACCGTTATGCTCAATCTCTTTGGTAAGGTCCGATAGTGGCCGAAGCAATGGAAACGTGTCGCTATAAGCATAATCATCATCTTCATACTCATGGCTAACCCATACGGCATCTTGGTCTAATCCGATTATTTCCGATACAAAGGCGTGTCCTTCTTCATCAGTATTACCCATGTTATGACATTTTAACCCATACGGAAGAAATGGCGATAGATGTTCCAGTGTCAGTACGGGCGTTTTCTTTTCGTTATTCACCTGAAACCTCCTTTCTTGCTTTTAGCATGGCATCTGCAATTAAATATGATTCATCTGCTAAATATTTTATTCCTTCGACAGTATTACAGTGTCCATTTGCTCGCATTTCAGATTGGGCAGAAAGAATACCTTGCATAGCCAACCCTGATAAGTGGTCACGAAGCTGTTTTTCTTCTTGACGATTGATCTCGTTATCAAAATCTAATGGAATATTTTTCGCCTCCAAATACGCCGAAAGTGCTTCCTCCATTGTATTGTATTCAGCCAACTGAAGGCTAAATAATTTATTTATTTCTTCGATTGGTATATCAGATTCAAATGATACAATGAACCTGCAGATACCTTCTAATTGCTTTCTATTCATTTTGCGTGTCTTTTTCTGTGTTACTTACTTTTTTGTGAGAATAATATCATCTCGTTCAATTGCTTTTTTTAGGGAATAGGCTCCTTTATGATCGTCATAAATTGACATTTCGCCATCGTAATTTATCACTTCAACTTCCCCCTTACCCATTCCCTTTACTTCCATCACTAATGTATCCCCTACATTGATGACGTTTCCATTTTTATCTACATTTTTATTCATTTGGTTATGGCAAATTTAATGGTGCAATAATCACAGTATAATCGTCGTTATCATCTGGTCTAAGGATTCCTGGCCTAACATTACTGACAAGTTTGAACTTGACAGAATCAGAATCATAGACCGAAAGAATATCTATCAAATACTTTGCATCAAATCCAATAGTTAAGCAGGGACCATTATTGATGATAGCGATTTTTTCACTGGCAGATCTCTTATAGTCGTTATCCCTACAAGCGATCTCCATTTCATCTGCCTGAACATGTAATTTTATATGACGGCTCTGTGCATTTGCCATTACCAAAAGTCGATTTAAGGTCCCTAAGAACAAGGACCGGTCAATAACCATATAATCATTAAAATCCTGTGGAATTAGAGGAACATAATTAACGAAGGCACCAGTACCTAGAACACAATAGAAAGAAGTCGTTTCAGTCTGAAAAAGGATTTTATTGTCATTGTAGACAAGTTTTATCGTGTCACCTATTAGTAGCGGTTTGAGCGCTGAAATGGATTTTTTACTTACCAATAAATCAACATACTTATCCGAAGCTATAGACGTTACGAACTCGCTTACAATGTGTCCAATTGTTGAAACAAATTTGATAACCATCCCTTCAATCCTGATCAATAGGTAACCGATAGCAGTAGAAGAATCATCTGATATTGTATGCGAGGTTTTCTTTATAGCCTCGATCAAGATGGTTGATTTTAACTCTATTGGGTCCGCAATATCCATTACAGGAAGTTTTGGATAATCCTTTGGATTGAATAAAGGAAAGTCATAAACGCCTGTAGTCAAAACCAACTGAATGTTGTCATCATTTTGACTGATCAATACTTCTGGCTCCACGGTTGATTTTAGTATGTTCAGAAGCAGCTTTCCATCGAAAACAACTTGACCGTCTTCTTCACCCTCAACTTCTACAGAAGTAACCATCATATTTGCATAGTCAGACGATACCAATTCCAAGTTGTTGCCGGTTAAAGTAAATAAGATGTTGCTGATAATTGGGGTTGTCGCAAAAGGTACGACAATGGAAGTTACCTGCTGAAGAACTTTCTTCAGCTCATTTGTTTTTGCTTTAAATTTCATTTTTGCGTGATAAATTGTGTTACTATTATTTTCTATGCTGGAAAATCAATCTCCAACTGGATGCCGTTGTTTCGATTTTTAGACTCCTCCAACTCGAAATCATTGAATTCTATACGTCTTTCAAGTCTGGCCAGTTTCTCTACACGATATTGCGCGATCTTTGAACTGATTTTAGGAAAGATAAGTGTCATCTGTTCCATAAGGATGCTCACATCCGCCATCTCCTCAGCCAAATTATCTAAAGAAACCTCATCATTTTTCCTTAGTTGTTTGCGCGCTGCTAAAGCCAACTCTGTAGCTTCTTCCTGTAGCATTTCAATTTGAGCGGGTACTCCCCATTTCTCAATTGCGTTAAATAAAATTTGTCTACTCATTTTTAAAATAATTGTGTTTGTCCCCTATATTTTTCCGGGTTATTCTTGATATCGAAAGTTGTTCCAACTCTTGCCATAACCATATTGTCCCAAGCTAGATCTCTTGCTCTCCGTGATTCTTCCGTAGACTTCTCCGCTTCTTCCCTAGTATTGAAATGGGAAGACTTACCTCTTGTCCCGACAGTCTCCCATTCATACCTGTATGTCAGAAATATTATGTCCTGCTGATTATGGTCTTTAGGAAGAAAGTGCTCCAAGAACTCCTTGAGATCTCGCATTTCGCTGATTGGCTTAAATTTCACTGCTTGATAGGTCTTAATTCTAACCCGCCTTTGAGAATATGCTCAACCAAATAGGGTTTTGTCTTGACATACTTCCAAGTTTCTTCCACCGTTGGCACAAACCACTCATGTGTTGGTTTTTCATCTGGAAGATGATCGTTGTAAAAACTACTTTTTGATTTTTGTCCACAGTGGTGGCAAGCTATAAACATTGGAGTTACACCAACATTCCGATCAATAGTTTTTGTGAAATGACGTGGATTACTCTCGCAGCTGTAGACATTGGTTCTACCTGGAGCAGCCTCCTTGATATCCAGCTTTTCGTAAAGCTTGATGAGATGTTTTTTGTTTTCAATTTTCATTTGCGTGTTATTTGTGTTACTAATTTGATTCGTTAACATAATCCGAGATTTCTGCCCCCATCTCAACCAGATCCGCAAAGAATTGATTGAGTGCTAATCGAAGTGCTTCTGCTAAGACCAGGGATTTCAATCTGGAATGCCCATTTTGGTCTAAATAGATGAAAAGAGCTTTAGCCTTGATCATCTTTTCAGCATCCTTTGTGTCGATGTCCCCATCAATAGCTACCTGCTCTAGAATTTTAGCCTGCCCTTCTGTCAATGCTTCCAAAGGATTAGTAAAGAGCCTAAGAGTTTTAACCTCATTTAGGTGTCTCTCCCTATCAGATGACTTACCGGACATTTGCCTCGCTTTGACCGCTAAAGCATTTTGAATTGCATCGTAGACAAATTCCCATCGCCTTTTATTCGAGAAGCTGATCACGTGAAATTTTTCATCCAAAACCTTGTACAGATAATTCCCAATATCATTGAATTTCCCCTTTGTTTTGTACTCGGCAAATGCGCGCTGCAAAAGGATTAAATCACGATCCAAAACCTCTTTTTCAGTGGGAATTTTAACTTCTTGTTGACTTCCCATCATCTCCTTTGCCAATTCTACCCTCTCACGGCTCGCTAAATGCGACTTTATAAACTTTATGACACCAACTACACTTAACCCATGATAATCGCCATAATCCCCTAAAACACCTTTCTCTATTGCAATCGGAATTTCGGATAAACGAATATTCGGCGTCGCTTTTTTTATTTCCTGTGACATTGACGAATAAATGTGCTTCATTTTTTCCTCGTTGGAATTGTAGCCTAGATCCGTTACGGCTTTCACCAGCGCAGGAATGACTACTTTATCCAGTTCCAAACGTGAAGACTCTCTCGCAGTTGGCGACAAAAAAATATCTGCAGTCAACGCTAAACTCGGTACCAATTGCTTCTGGCTATTTTTATTCGTTGTAAGCTCCATTTTCATAATTTTGCATTATAACATCGGCAGCAACATCTTTCGCCGATTTTGGTTTTTCACTTTGAACTTCTAATCCCAATCCCAAAGACTTCATTTTTGCCACCCAGTTTGAGAAATGGATCTTGAAATCTTTTTCGGTTTTTTCCTCCTCTCCTTGTGCCAAACAGTGCGTACAAAATTTTTCAAACCACAACGGGACTTCTTCAGGAAGAATTTTGTTTTTCATTCCGACCTGATCAAACCACTTTTGCGCGCCGGCCAATTTTTCTTTTAAAATTTCAATTGGTTTTTTACCGAGTGAAGAAAGATCAATGCCCTTACCCATTCCATCACCTTCACCATTTCCCTCTTCAAAATTTTCTTCTTCAACTTCGGAATACGACGTAGGAGTATTCTCTTTATTTTCTATTTCACTTTCTCTTTCACTTTCTCTTTCTAAAGGTGGGTTGTTTTGGGTTGTTTTCTTGGGTTGTTTGGGTTGTTTTACCTCTCCATTTTTAGCATTGGTATTGCCTTTTGGCGCCCCGCCTTTCTTCCCATTTTCTCTATTTGCGATTGCTTTACGTAATCTGGAATTAACACTTGAATGAGTAAGCTTGTCACCATCTTTGACAAGAAAATCGATAATCTTACTCCAAATTTCATCCTTGATTGTGGTTCGCAACCGACCTTCCACTAAGCCTTTATTGTCTAATACAAATCCACCATTGGAATACATCATAAATATGAGCTCCAGATAAACGTATCTTTCAAAAGGCGATAGAATGAAATAGGTATCGGATGTCCACCAGTCCTTGGGATAAAATGTGAATCCTAGATTTCCTTCCATATTAATTAAATAATGTCTGCCTTACTAATAATTGATACTCGTATGTACCATTTGATTCTCTACCTCTCCTTTGCTTATTAATGATATGGAAACCACCGTATTCCTTACGTAAATTTCTCAGCTGTGCTGATAATGACGACTCCGGAAAATGGGTATCCGGATATCGTTCTTCAAGATCACGTTGCATCTCCTGAAGTGTGCGCCATTGGCCATCCTTCATAAGTGCGAAAACTCGATCTATTTGCGTTTTAAGCCTTTTATAATCAACGTAGATATCAAAGTCGCTCCCTGCGAATAATCTTTTTAACATTTTGACCTCCCTTTTTGCGTGTTATTTGTGTTACTATTAAGTCGTCTGATATCTCGCCTGTGTGTACTCCATTTTCTTCCACGAAAGAACTGATCTAAGTGATTCTATCGAATGGGATAAATTCCTTATATATCGTTCATTCAGCGTCATGTAATGGATCTCTTCCTTAGCAAGCATAGCAAACAACATCTTTTTATCCGTAGCAGACAATTTCGCATGCTCCGGTTTCTGGACCAATTCCCCAATCTTGACGTTGTACATTTGTTCAGCCAATGCATAGGCATAGGTCGCATTAGATTGAAGAGCACACAGCTCCATTAATTTCCCCTGGATCTCATCTGGATTATCAGGGTCAATCTGTTGTTCTATTGCTTGGCCAATCATACCACTGAGATTGATTAGGTCGCTCATTGTTGCTACTGTATTCATATTAAAATGGTGTTTTACCGAAATGGATCTCCATATCTTTTTCAGCGATATGGACAGAGCATCCGGTTTTCGTTTTTACTCTGTTTTTAAACTCTCTAGCGTGACTATTTCGATCTGAAAGGTGAATAAGAACAATGTTGTTAACAGCGCTTAAATCGTGTGCATCTAAGAACTGCTCGCAGGTCTCGATACTCATGTGCGACTTTAAAATCCTATCCCGGAGAAATTTAGGATCGTTCTTTTCGTCAATAATCGATTCTGAAAAATTTGCTTCAACTATAAGATTGTTTAGACCAGGAAATAAATGCTGGCAATAATAAGTATCGGTCACGAAGCAAAATTTACCAGTCTCCGCATGGTGGATCAAGAAACACACACAAGGAACATCGTGGTTTACAGGGAATGCAATTACTTTGAAATTACCCATATGGTAAGTAGTTCCGGTATGTAGAAAACTTACCCTGTGACCAACAAGCCCTGCAGCCTTTGCCGTATCTTCCAAACAGTATACATCGATCCCAGCCTTAAGCACTTCCTTTGCATGCCCCGCATGATCCATGTGGCAATGAGTCAACAAGCATCCGACGACTTTATTTATATTGAAGTCCAAGGCTGCTTTCACAGCCTTGAAATTTACTCCAGCATCCAAGAGCAACGCTTCATTGTCATTATGGACCACATAACAATTGCCCGCAGATCCACTTCCGATAATTCGCAGCTTCATTATATTGGGCACTCTTCTGATGAAACATTAACTGCTGCAGGAGTATTTATTTCTCCTGTATCAGTATCCACAACAACAGCATCCTCAAAGTCTGCAATCTTCGTATGAGCTTTTTCTTTGATTTCTTGCTTTACATCGGCAGAAACTTTATCGGTTTGCCTACCTTGCAATAAAGTGCTATCATCAGAAGAACCAGCTTCAATTTTTAACGCACGACCGATCACGGTTTTCTCTGCCATCTGATCCGGAAAATTGTTATGGGCTTTAGAATTACCCTTAGATCCCCCCATGGCCCACGCGGTTCTGATCTGGGCCATGGTCATGATTTCTGTATCGAATGACCCATCATTATAGCTGACTACAGCGTAAGCCCCTACGATCTTATCCATAGCAATATTGGCGAGTTTCTGGTCGTGTTTCAGAACTTTTTTGCGACCCGAATTTGAGTCGATTTCATAGACAAACTCATCGTCTTGATATACTGTCACCGCATTTACCTCCTTAACATTCGCTGTACGTTTAGCGATTGCAATATCGCCGATGTATGAACGATCAAATTGTAATTGATTTCCATAAACGATAAATGCGCCTTGTCCTTTTGAAATAGATAGCCCTTGAGTCACCATATCTAAAAAGGCATTGGAAATACTGGCAGGTGTACAAACGTCAAGCGCCGGCCTGTCATTACGATCTTTTACCTCAATAAGATTTAACCAAGCCGAACGAACAGCATTTTCAGGTATATAATTGACTGGCAAAACCAAATCACCTGTAGCCTGGATTTCGGCTACCCTTTGGAGAACCTTTTCAACGGTTGCTTCCGTAAATTTTTTAACAGCAGAATTGTTTTGCGTTTGAGGCACCTGTGCCTGTTGCTGCTGTTGATTTTCATTTGCTAATTGATTGTTACTCATTTTGTGTTACTTTTTAAATTATCTTACTGATTTTAAAAACTGATTAATCTGCACTTGCTTTGATTCCGGCCAGTCACTCGAAAGTGTGTATGTAGATCCTGTCGCTCTGTTGATAGCATTTAAACAAATCTTTATCTTCTCTTCATTTGTAAATGGAATTGGTTTTCTTTCTTTCAGTCCCACTACAACCTCTAGAGCGTGGAGCATTTCAAATGCAGCCTCTTTAACTTTTCCTTCATCCATTAGGCTACCCTCAGATTTTTGTCGGTTTCAGAAACTACCAACCTCACTGCCTGCGATTCTACATCTATAAATTTGGTGATTGACTCCGCATTGTCAATAAATACCGGTGCGTGCACTTTATAGTATTTTGACAAAGTGTTTATAATATCAAGACCTGCATTTATACGTCCAGCAGTATTTAGAACTGACCAAGGAACACCACCTAGCATCGTTTCGCAGGTTTCAACTTCTCCTCCATTAATCTGGCTATCGAACATTTTAAAAGTCACATGTTGAAAAAGACCATTTATTTTAGCTTCAACCATATCTATTTTCTTACGAGTGAATGCTTCGATGGTAAATTCTTGTCCCTCTAATGCTGCTAATTCACCAGCTAAGCGTTTCTCATCAGCTTCAAGGATTTTGATCCTTTCTTTCGCCTGCTTGATAATATCCTCCTTAGCCAGCTCCCTTTCCAAATCGCGAACTTCTTTTTCAAGCTCTGCTTTCTCATTTTGTTGGTCGGTAATATCAACTACTGGCTCAGAAGGCGTATTCGATTCCAAAAAGTTTAATTCTCCAATCAACTCTTGATATTCTGAATTGTCAGCAAGGTGCTCCTCGATGGTTAAAGATGGTCCACCAAAACTCTTTTCAAATTCTTCTAATTTGGCGCACAAATCCAAACCCACTTGCTTTACATTGGCTATATCCGCAGAATTATCCAAGGATTCCAACCTTTCTTTTTCCGCTTTTAATAGGTTTGCCTGAACGACTATCTGTTCCAACTCTTTAGCATACGATGCCACTTTCTCTGCTTTAGACTTATTAAAGTTGTCTAAAAGCTCGTCCTTTTTGGCTGCTATATCATCATCAGAAAATAAACGCTTGCAAGTAGGACACGTATCAAAATGATCATCAAAAACGAGCTGTTCGGCTGCTGCTGCCTGACGGGCGGTATTAACTGAATTCCAAAGCGCTCGTTTTTCAATAATTTTTTGGTTGATTGTTTCGAGTTCTGATTGACGTAATTTATTTTGCCCCTCAATCTGATCAAGTTCTGCCTCTTTTGATCTAATTTCAGCCGTAATTTGTTTGCGTTCACCTTCAATATCTGATGCTGCCGATTCTAATTGTTGTTTATAAGTATTTTCGATTTTGGTCATTTCTGTTTTGACCAAGAAAATTTTCTCTTGATGCTTACGAATCGCTTCGTATGCCGTGTTCATGGAGTTAGATCTATCAGAGATCTGGGTATCCAAAAAGGTGATTTTGGCATTTTTCTCATCAACTTGCCTACGGATCAATGAAGCATCCGCCATTTCCGGAATACCCTTATTCACTTCGTCGATACGAGTCGGTACCTGCTCCAGATCCTCCTTTTTCTTCTTTCTCTGAAGAGCGATCTGCCTTTTAAATTCCTCTAAAGTTTTACCATTGGTGAGTTGAGCAAGGATTTCCAAGAACTTAGGATTATCTCCAGCAACTTCTTTATTTGTAACGTTACCTGCAATATCAAATAAGATCATTCGACGATCTTGCCATTTCAAAGAATTGAAATAACCGGGATTCGTAATTAATTTGAAAATCTTCTCGTCTATTAGTTCGGAGATCTTTTTATTATAATCGCCTTGCGGAATTGGAGCATCATCCCAATAAAACTTTGTTTCATGACCTGTATGTGATGCAACTTCAGCTCCTTTTGGTTTTGTCCATTTTTCACGAAAAATCCGCTTTAATTTAATATCAGATCCATTGAAGTTAACAATAGCTTCAACCTCATGATCTTGGCGATTTAGTGAAAGATCTACAGTATTTTTAATATCAAAATCTTTGCGATCTTGAGAGTCTTTACCGAAAAACAACCAATGCACAGCATCGGAAATAGTCGTTTTTCCGGTAGCATTATCACCGAAAATATTCGTGATAAAATCATTGAAAGAGATTGATCTGTTTTTTATCCCTTTAAAATTGACAATTGTCAATGATTTGATGAAAAGTGTCGTTGCGTTACTCATTTGTGTTACTTTTTATTATTAATAATTTGATTTGCCGTTTTGATAAGGCTATCCATATTTTTAGCCCGCTCTTTCAGTACGCGTGTACAATGATCCGAGTCGAAACTGATAAGAACCACTATAACTGGACTATGATTGGCCTTGGTTAATTCAGACTTTATATATCGGTTCCAATCGTTGAACCCCTCCATTGGGTTATTTTTATTGTACTCCAAAGGATAAAGTGATTTTTGAACTCCAGGTGCGATCTTATGCATACAACACCTCCGTTTCCTCCAAAAGTGGATTAAGAATATTTTCAATTGCAGGAAGATCGTCGCTAACTATAGCTGGATGCTTCCCATTTAAATAATGGATACACCTTTGTGTACCATTTTGATGCACATAAATTGAGATCTCCTTTCTGTTGAAATAACAATTTACCTTAGCAAGCCCCGAATCATTAATATGATTTGCAGCCTTCAAAACCTCAAGGGACATATCATTGAATGTCAACTTTGCGAGATTTAATTTTTTAATTACTTTTGTCATAACTTTTGAGCGTTTATTTGCGTGATCGTTCATTTGTGTTACTAGGGAGATCTATTTGCGTGGGTCTCCCATTTTTTTTCCTTGGCCGTAAACTTCCATACAATCGTTTATTGGAATAAATACTGGACGATGGACGTTTATTTGCGTAAGCCTGTCTTTACATTCTTTTAATGCTTCATCAAAACCTCTCTGATATTGAACCGAAACCCATCTATTAACTCTTTCAGTGCTCGGATCTATCTTTTTTTTGCGTGTCGGTTTTGAAGAAAGAAGCTTTAGTTTTTCGTTTTCCTCTTTCAGCTTTGCAATTTGGATGGCCATTTCAATTAAGGCCTGTTCCATACTATGCTTTCCGTTCTACTTCTAAATATGGAACCGTTTCGCCATTTTCAACTAACTTGACCTTTTGGGTAACAAACTGTCTATCCGGAAATTTCTTTTTCATCCTAGAATAGATAATAGCTTGAACAGACCTAGCGTCATCTTCGGAAACATAAACCTTATTTTTAGGTTCGATTTTAGAAAGCTTATCAGGCCATGATTCTACAGCCTCTCCTGCCATTTTTGTAATTTGCGTATTGTTCATTTGTGTTACTTTAATATTATTCCTTTTTGGCTAGCAAATACTGCTAAATGAGCTTTATTTGTTAACCCTGTCTTTTCTCTAATATTTATAAGATGGGAGATAACAGTATCAACCTTAATATTAAGCTTATCAGCAATTAACTTATCTTCCAACCTCACATATTTCAAAATTTCCATTTCTCGCCTCGTAAGGATGCCGTTCGCGCATTTTAACGCTAAACAAAGCTTTCCTTCTGCTTTACACTGTCCTCTTAATGAGCATTCCACATACTCAGATTGACATACATTTCCTTCGGCATCTATGTCCGGACCATCATCTAACCCACCGAACCGGCACCAACAAAATTTATAATCATACAACTCAGGTGTCAAACCATCCATTTTAGCCAGCTCTTCCAAGGCTATGGGATCATTAAGCATTTCAGTCTCTACCTTTTTTTTTACATATTCGGGGAAATGAGGCCATTGATGTATGCGCCAATCATGCGAGCAGTAAAGAGCCCCGTCGTCATCCTTCATAAATTCGACACCCTTGTCGATCATACCTGCATAAATTCTTTTATTGCCCATATCCTCATATTTTGGGATTTTAACCCTTTTCAATTATTAATATGTTTGTATTTATTATTGGTATTACATATAAAGCCAGTAATAAATATTATCTTCGTGTAACATTGTTATACAAATATAGTTAGAATTCTAATATATTGAAATAGAATTCTAATATTTTTATTAGAATCAACACAAATGACTGAGAATCAGCGATTAAAAATATTTAGAGAACACTTTGGTTATAATCAAAAAGATTTCGCAAAGAGACTTCAGATGAAGCCGGGAAGCCTATCGGATGTTGAAAGAGGAAAAGTTGGTGTATCTACCAAGTTAAAGCAGATATTATTTCTCGCGTGTCTTATGAATATTGAGTGGCTAGAGACGGGTAGTGGAGAAATGCAGCATTATGAAGATCTCAAAGAAGGAGAAAATAAATATTGGGTTTCCATATATATAGCGGACCATTTAAAAGATGAAAACCTTCATGTAATATCTGAACGAACTGGTAACTCAATAGAAAGTTTAAAATATACGATTCAAAACGAGAATGCCAAGCAACTAATAAACAAAAAGGAGTTAGTTAGAATTCTAACAACATTTAAAGAAAAAAAGGCGGATGAAATTAGAATAAATAATTCAACAGAGTTAATTGATGATAGCAATGAATTGCACGATAGTTTATTAAATCAAATTCCTATGTATAACTTCCCTGCAAGTGCTGGTGCTGTAGAATTATATGGTAATCCTAACGATGTAAAAATTGTAGGTTATTTAAATATCCCAGGAGCACACAAGGATAGTTTTGCTCTGCCTGCCTATGGACATAGCATGTATCCGACAATTGCAAATGGAGATTGGGCGGTAAATAGACCGATTATTGATATAACTGAAATCGTTTGGGGTGAAATATATTATATTGAGTGGGCAGATTATAAAATGTATAAAAGATTACTCACTGGGGATAATGAAGATGAAGTTATTTTATGGTCTGACAACCAAACAGACATGATTGGGAATAGACCCAAATATGCACCAATCACAATAAAGAAAGAAAAAATAAGAAAGTTGTGCATTGTTACTGAAATATTGAAAAAACCAAATTACTAATTCAAAACAAGCTATTATTAACTATTATGTCGTTCAAATATCTATTAGTCTCCTTATTCGTACTACCAACAATCGCAAATTCTCAAACGATAAAAGTTGATAGCAATGATATGGTTAAATATGAAGAGGTTATTCCTTCAGAATTAAATAAGGTTCAGCTATACAACAATGCAAAATTATTTGTAGTCAAAGAGTTCAGCGATCCAAAATCTGTTGTACAAATCGACGACAAGGAAAATGGAAAAATAGTTATTAAAGCAGTAATGAATTCAAATTTTAACGAAAAAGGGATTTTAGGTTTTAAATTTGATATATGGACAGATTTTATTTTTCAAATTGACATAAAAGATAATAAATATAGATATAGAATATCCAATTTATTTGTTGATTTCTCAGGAGATGCAGTAAAGGAGTCCGCCCCATTAGAAGTTGTTATCCACAAAGCAGAAAAAAAAGTAAAAGCTAAATATAAGGCGGTTGTATATAGAAATGTAGAGCAAACTGTTCATAACGACATGATCGCGTTAATTGATAATCTTAAAAAGCAAATGGATGGCAAAGACGATGATAACTTCTAA